AAACATATCCAGAAATAACAGGCACAGAAAGCAGTCTTGAATATGCGGAGATGTTTAGTAGGATTAGAGATAAGTTTGTGCAAAATGCTTTGTACAAAGATAATTTTAGCGGATTCGATGAAAAGTCATTTGGACCTACATCTTTCTTCGAAGTTGTACCTTTCAACTATAACTTAGGAATTGAAACTGGTGGTGTAACATCCACCACTGGAGTAGGGTGGTTTGATTCTCTAATGCCTCAAAACTATCCGATTAGAAATATGGTTGGAGGTTTACCGATAAACCTCTACACTCTCAATAATCCATCTGAAACTAACCCACTTGCACTGCAAAAAAGTTTAGGTAATAAGTTTCAAGAATCTGTTGCATTCGAAGACTCAATCACTGATGTGAATCCGACAAGAGAAAATATAAGATCCTCGCAAGCAAATCAAAATATTGGTGTTGTTGGATATTCGGCTGAACAATCACTTGAAGAATCCGATCCTGAACCAGAAAATCCAACAGGATCCATACCTCGGATGGAAGTCGATTCCACTCTGCCAAATTCAACAATAGATGAACAATTTTACTATTTACCAACAGCAGCAAGAAATGCGATCAGAGAATATTTTCCGCATGGTTTAAACAATATATTCTACGGAAGTTTCAATGCTAATGATAAATTTAGGAGACTTTTGACATGGGAATATCTAACTAGTCATTTTAAGGGACTAATAGATGGAAAGTGCAGCATTCATTTATTGGATCAAGATCTTCCTGATGGTGTAAGACCAATATCTCTGTTAGATGTAAGAAGATCTGAATTACATAAACATGAGATGTTTGTTGATGACCAAATGAGGGGATTTATTGCAAAAAATTGCCCACCACAAACTACATTCTTTCCACTTCAATATTTTGGTAATGTTGCGATTGCCGGATGTCGAAGAGAATATGGAACTATAAATTTCGCAAGAACATATGCAAATCCTTATGGTGAATCCATGCTCAATATGCTGTTATTTAGAGTGGGAAGATGCGGGGATAATATATCTAATGTTCTAGACGATTGTGGAGAAACCGGAAACTCATCGTCGGGACCAGAATGTAAATGGGGAGTTTTCCAACTTAGTGTTGGATCTAATTTCCCAATACTTAGCAACGACGGAAATGATCGTGGGCTGATGTTCCCTGATGTAACTACTCAGACTAATTGTTATGATTGTTGGTATAACGGAAATGATACGATTGAGCGGTCTTTGCCGATAAATGCAAAAAACGAAGACAAATTAAATGATCTGACTATTACAAAATCCTCTTGGGGCGGTCAAGATTTACCAGGCCCACTTTTCACATATGGTAAAAGTGGATCTCCAATACTTTCTAGAATAGTAACACAAAGTTTATATGGGTCTTCAGATTTTGATTATCGGTATCTTTATGATTATGTTGTAACGGGACACAAAGGAGATGATATACAGGTTGGGGATGCTATATTCCAAAACTTTGCGGGAGGAACTGGAATATGCTCGTATCCCTTTGACAGTACATTTGGTTTTGTTTTTGCATACTCTAAAGATACAGGAAGACTTTTACTTTCCAGTAGAACATCTCACCCCGTTCTTTCATCTGATATTTTAATCAGATGTGATGAAACTTTGAGACCAGTGGGTGCAACATACGGAACTACATCTGGATATGTTCAAGGCACTTTGGGATTCCAATCTTGTGAAGAAATATCTCCATCAACTAGTGCTGGTGGATGGAAATTCAATCATTACTTAGGTAGACCAGGATATGGGTATACAAAGAAATCATCAGGGCTACCATATCCAAATGACACCGAAGTTGCGTCTTGGATGAGTATTGAAAGAGGCGGACCAAGAGTGCTTGGAAACTTTTGGTGGTATGGTCTTTGGTATGAAGGATTCCCACAATCAAGAATACAGAATAGTAAAAAAGATGATTGTACATTTGCAGAAATAGAAGACCCTGTAGCATCAAGCAACGAATTGTATCTTGGAACTCATAATATGGGGATGTTCTTATCTGATCAACCAATCTACTATAGATCAGCAGATCCCGATGATCCGAATAAATACTATTACTTCGGTAAAGTGGAAGATATTTTTTACAGAATGTTGAATGATTTTAATGATGAAAACGGTGTGACGGGGGACTATAGATGCACAAAGGAAATCATCAAATTTGATGGTGAATCCGATGCATACAATTATCCAAATTCCATAAGAGTTCCAGTATTGAAGTCTCAACACCCATCGCTAACAAGAATTTATGCTGGTGTTAACATAAAAGAGACAGAGTTCTTAAAGTGATCCTAAATAAAGCCACAGGAGATTATGCTATGGACAATGTTAAATTAATTAGAATGGTTTCGGGTGAAGAAGTGATTGCTAAGGTGCTTGATGAAACTCAAGATGGTGGACTTGTTCTCAAGAACCCATGCATTCTGCTTCCTGCTGGTCAGGGTAGACTTGCCCTAGTTCCTTGGATGCCTTATGCGGAAACAGAAAACATGGAAGTTCCGTCTAAGGTGGTTGCTTTCCAAGTCACTCCCAAGATTGATTTGGTCAACGAATACAACACGATGAACAGCGGTCTCATCGTTCCTGACAAGAGTGTTGCATCACCGAAACTGACTTTGGTCGAGTAATCTGGCCGTCTAATAAGGACAGATTTCGCAGAATCTGTCCTTCTGAGAAGGACACCTTTTGGGTGTCCTTTTCTATTTACGACATCTTACTGTAATTGCCCTTCTTGGATAGTTGAACATGTCGCTCAAACTTATCTTGAAGAACTTCCTTGGATTTGTGGCTGATGACAAAAACATTTACATTGTGACCACGCATGCCATTCATGATCTCCAAGAACGCTTCTGTTGATGTATCGTCTAGCGATCCATCTAAAACCTCATCTAGAATCAGTAAGTTAGTGGAGAGTGAGTTCTTGATCTCTGCCATGGCTCTCCAAGCAAACAGAAGTGCCAGATCGATCTTCCGCTTCTCACCTTCGCTGAAAGAAGCATATGTGAATACATCACGGTGTCGAGACTTGATGGTTTCGTTGAATTCATCGTCAAGATTAAAGTTGACGAAGAAATTCATCATACTCAAATACTTGTTGATCGTTCTATTGATGACTGGAATATAATGCTTGATAATTTTTTTCTTGATTCCACCATCTTTCAGCAGGATAGACGCAAGGCCCAAGTAATGATTGTCCTCTACAAGTTCTCTCTTTGAATCAAGTACTTCTGATTCTTCACTTTCAAGACGAGACAGTTCTTTTTCGTCTTGAATCAACTTTGTGGTGTTCCCCCCACGCCCACGAACTTTACCAATATAATCATTAAGAGAATCGATATCAGATGTTTTCTTATGGATTAATGACTGAAGTGCAGAAATCTCCAACAGAACATCTGTAATTGTGTTCAGTCTATCATCGACCTCTTTATACTTGATCATCAATTCCGAAAGACCATCATTTAAATCTTGAGACTTCTTACCCTTTGATTGTACAGTTGTCTTCTTAAACTCTTCATCGATTGACTGTGAGCATGTCGGACACTTGTTATTACTTTCATAGAATTGAATCTCTTTCTTGAGAGAAGAGATCTTCTTTTCAATCGTACCTTTCAAAACAATGCATTCCTCACGCTTCTTGGAGATTAAATCTTTATCCGCTACACTTTCGAACATAGTTTCGATGGTTTTAGTCATCGATTCGATTTCTTTTCGGTGTTTCTCAATCTCTACATTTGTACGATCAATTTCCTGTGTTTCCCACTCTTTATCTGATAGAGTTCTTTTTCTTTCGTCTTCGATGATCTTTCTTTGGTTCTTGACCCTCTCCTTAGCAATAGCCAACTGTGTGTCGATCTGCACCGACTCTTCCTTGATCTGGCTGGTTCTTTCCTTGAGAAGGGTATTCATCACGGAGAACACTCCGATGTCTAGAATCGACTCTACGACCGCTCTACGCTCTGCTGCGGGTAATCGCATGAATGGGATATAATTGGCAGAACCTAGTATAACTACCTGACAAAAAGACTTATAAGACATGTGGAGAATCTGTTCCTCTAGAATCTTTTGTCCATCCCGTGCTTTTGCTTCTTGATCTAGGAGTTTATCGTCTTTCCAAATCTCAAAGATCTTGGGTGACTGCCCACGAACGATTTTGTATTCGTTCTTTTCATCCGAGAACTCCAATTCAACAACACAATCTTTTTCATTGACTGAGTTAGTTAACTGTGGTAAGTTGATATTTCTGTATGGCTTATTGAAAAGAGCAAATGTCAAAGCGTCGAGCAAAGTACTCTTACCTGAACCATTCTCACCGCTGATTAGGGTTGTTGATGCATCTGTTAGAGATAGTTCTGTGAAATTATTTCCTGTGCTTAGAAAGTTCTTCCACCGAATTTTCTTGAAAGTAATCATACAGACTGCGCCTCCATGTACAGTTCACGAATGATGTTCTTTAGTCTAGTTGGATCTTCGATCCCCTCTGTCCTATCAATCTCTTCGCAAATCAAACTCAATGTGTCTTTGGACAAATCAACTTTCTCTACCGTGTTAACAGTCTTGTTGGATTGAGTTTGATCCAATATCGAAATTGAATGTGAACCTTCTTCATTCAATTTATCAATCACACGATCCAACATGAATGGGTTTGTCTTCTTCTCAATAACTAGTCTGACAAATGTGTTTTTGAAATAGTTCCAATCAATTGAACCATCGAAGAAGTCTTTATGTTCTTCATCGTTGTAGGTAAACTGTGTGAAAAGTCGAATTGGATTCTGAATATATTCAACCTCACCAGTATCAGTATCAATTACATGAAATCCTTTAGGCTCATGCAAGTCACCAAAAGTGATCTGATATTGTGTACCAAGATAGTGGATGTTGCCTTTACTGTGTCTGCAATGGAAATGTCCGCTGTAAACAGCATCGTATCCCGAAAGAATACCAGGATCCATACCATCATGGTGTTCAACACCACGAAGCACTTCGTATCCCGACAACTCAAAGTGGCCCATGAGAATCTTTGCATCTTTCTTTGCAATGAAATCTAGGCACTCTTTCTCATTTGCTGTAGTTATCCAAGGAACCATTCCAATTCGAAGTCCCTTGATTTCGACAACTCTTGGTTCAAAATAGAAATTCCAATTGTGGCAAAGGCCCGAATGGTAAAACAACTCTTGAATGGAGTTGACTTCGTTGGTGTTCTTATAGAAAACATCGTGGTTACCTGGAATGATGTCTAGAGTGATTCCCAATTCCAACAAAGGAGTAATGAACCTCTTGTGAACGACATTTAATGTGTGAAAATTAACATACTTGCGACGATCCATAAGATCACCCAAGTGAATGACATTTCGTATGTCATGCATACGCATATATGGGAAGAACACTTTCTCAAAGAACTGCATGAAGTGTTCTAGAAAAATCGGGTTGTCGTTACGAGCACCGAAGTGCGTGTCGTTTATGATTGCTATCTTACCCATCTCACTCCATTAAATCTTCTAGATTTTGCTTGGTAGATTTACGCTTACGCCTTTTCTTCTTGATCACCTTGTTTTCTGAAGTGCCTTCGAAATTTCTGACATCGTTATCACTGAGTGAAAAATAATCAGCATAAGGATTTTCACTTTTAGGTTCCGAATCAGATAACTTACTATCTTCCATCATTCTATTTCTGAATTTTCCAGTTTTATCAGAATTTTCGAAACACTTCATTTTGACAAAGAGTTGCTTCTTCTCTTTCATTATTCTACGAAGAAATGCGTAGTAAATTATTTGAGTAAAAAAGGCAAAAGGGTTCTTTGATTTCTTTTCGTCAAAATTTGTGGTGTACATTATACAATTTTCAATGCCATCGGATATCATCTCCTCTTTGAAAATGTAATTAGCAAAATTGGGTTTCTTCGCTAAGTTGAGTGCGATATCTAAAAAGCACTGTCCAATATAATTGGACACACCTGGAGGCTTTTCTCCATTTTTCTTTGCTTTGGTGTGTAATTTTTTATGTTCAATAAGTTCCTCTAGGAACTTTTGATTGTCGATATAGTGATTTTCTTTTTTTCTTTTAGCCATGTTATTGGGTGTAGTTTAACCTGAATATTCATTTTGTAAAGACTGTAGTTTCATTTTTGTAAAAATCTTTAGGATTATAATGTAAAGAACTGTTTTTGTGTGCTACATATCCTTGGGTTACAAGGAACCAAAGTACTTAAGTACTATATTACCCTATTAAGTAAGATATAAAGTATCAAGTACTTAAGTACTAGGCGAGTTCTTCGCCTTCATCCTCGTCATCAAAAAAATCGTCTTTTGCGTCTTCAAGATCATCATTTGCATTGAATAGATCAAATCTGATTTTTGCTTCATTGTAGTCCTTTAGGACATCATTGTATGGATTGGATATGCAAACTACCATTTTTTCAGGAACAATGTACATCTCGTCTTTTGAAAATTCCATCCAAGGTTTTAGTAACATCATTGGTTCTGCTGGTTTGCCCTTTTTGTCCATTGTAGATACAAATGATATAGACATGGGTCTTTCTAGTTGATAAATCTCATTGGTTTTGGCTATACCACAGATTAAAGTTTCGTTACTAACAAGTCGAACAATCCTGATTGGATACATCATGGTTTGTCCTTTCCATAAACAGGCAACTTAACAATTTTGTACGGGAATCCTTCTTCGTCGTATAATTTCATTCGTGATAAGAAGTGTTTGAAGGTATAGTTTACTTCATCTTCCCAATGTAAATCGTCTGCTATATCGTATAACTTTGCGATATCTTTGTTTTCTGATTTGCGAAGTTGTCTACCGATGCTCTGAAGGATTCGAATCCTACTCTTGGATGGACTAGCGAAGATCAAATTTTTCAAAGACTTGATATTAATCCCTGTGGAAAATGTCCCATATGAAGCAACAATAATTGCATTGTCTTCTTTTTCTACAATGTGGCGAATTTGCTCACGGTCATCCACATCAGTTTCTCCTGCTACGAAAAACACTTTACGGTTTTCTATTTCAATAGGAGCCATCTTACGAATCATCTCATACAGAGGCTTACCGTGTTTCTCGACATACTGAAACAGAACAAGAGTGTTGCCTCTTACGGATGTTGCGAGTTTAGAGATCATGAAATTGCGTTTTTCACAGTTGACAATCCAATCAATTTCATGTTGATAATCTAGACCTCTTAAGGCTTCACGAATCTCTTGTGGATATTTGAACAGTACGCATTCGATTTTCAACGCCGTTAACAGTTCCCTCTCCATTAGTTCTTTTGTGGATACAACTTTGTTGACAGGTCCAAATAAACCTTCGATGCACAACTTGTGGATCTTCGTTCCGTCGAGTGTTCCCGTAAGAGCAATTCTGTAGGGACAATCAACCAACTTGTTCATGATAGTTGTTAGCGATTGCGACTTGAATAGATGCGCTTCATCGCCTATAACAACCTCAAAATTGTCAAACCAAGCACGGGGCATTTTGTAAATAGATTGCCATGTGGAGATGACTATCTGACGATCTGTTAGTTTAGCCACACCACCATGAATTTTGTGACAGTTTTTGTGAACTTCCCATCCCGAGTTTTTTGAATAGTCATCGAAGTCTGCATACATCTGTGCAACTAGCGAGATTGTGGGAACAACTATGAGTATCTTTCTCGACGGATTAATTACATTTTGATAGTAGCGGCATAGACTATAGATGATTAAACTCTTACCACTAGCAGTTGGAGACAGAAGCACACAACGAGACTTATTGATAGCGTGACAAAACGCATCTACTTGGTGGTCATGTGGATCAAGAGGTTGGTCTCCTGCTTTGGGTTTGAGGCTCCTGATGAAATCTTTGGCCTTTTCGCAATTTATTTTGATTTCGGGACTTGCTAGTAGTGAGTCCACTTCCATTGTGTACCCACGCTGCTGCGAGAAAGAGGCAAGATATTCAATTAGTCCCGCAGGAAGAAGTCCCGAGTGTGCGTTGAATAGCCTGATTTTACCATCCCAGTACTTGTTCTTAAAGGCAGGAGTGAACTTAGCACCTGGAACATCATAAGTAAAATAGTCTTGCAACTCATATGCGATTCCATTGTCTGCAAGGACACGGATAAACGCAGAGTTTACATGACGAACACCTATCACATTCATTCATTCGTATTTAGGTTACACCAGACATGAACTTACGCCACTCAATGGCGTTGCGAATGACCCATTGACGATTGTTGATTCCTTTGAGAATAGAATCTAGATAGTCAACTTTTTGTTTTTGCATGTCAATTTTCGTTTGTATCTTGATCAAATCAGCATCTGAATCAAGATAGACATCCATGTCTTGCCGAAGAATTCTGTGGTCAAATTGCTCCCAACCCAAAGCGGTAAGTTCATCCTTTGACATCTTACCCGAATAGTACTCCCATTTCTGTCTTCGAAGGATTTTGTAATCAGCCTCATGCTTTCTTAGTATGAGAGATTCGTCGTGGAAAATATTGAGATACTTTCCATGCAGTTGAGGAATTCGAACGGATTCATCTGCAAGTTCAGTTCCGTCCATTTTCAGGTCGGTTTCGGCCATTTCACGGATTCTTTCAATATTCATTGCGTAAATTGTATCCTCAAATCCTGAAATGTCAATACATAATAATATGAGAGTTTATGGAATAGATTATTCTATGACTTCTCCAGCCATTTGTTTATTTGATGGTGAGGAGTGGTCTGTAAGATACTTGACTTCAACTTCACGACATGTGAAAGAATATCAATTTCAAACTTTAATGGGTAAGATTAGTATAGTTGGAGACCCACACAAGGAATTGTGGAAAACTCAAGAGCATAGATTTCATGATATTTCAGAATGGGCGATGGCTTGTATTGATGATGTTCATGCTAAAATCGTGATAGAAGATTATGCCATGGGGTCTAAAGGTAAAGTTTTCCACATAGCAGAAAACTGCGGCTTGTTGAAACACAAACTGTGGAGTGAGGGTTTCAAGTTTGAGACAATCGCACCAACATCTTTAAAGAAATTCGCTACAGGTAAAGGCAATTCTAATAAAGACATCATGCATGCTCACTTTATTAAAGACACAGGGGTCGATCTCATGAAAGAGATGACCCCTAATGCCAAGGACTGCATCAGTCCAGTTTCAGATGTGGTTGACTCGTTTTACTTAGCCAAATGGGCTAATCATACGGCCAAAGATCTCGTTGTGTAGATTTTAGGGAAAGCCTTTTCAACCATTTCCTTATCGATTCCGTATGAATACTTGAAAGATCCCTCAAACATAGACTTGAGCATTTCCGTTTCCTTTTTGGAAATGGATTCAAGAATCTGAATCAGGATTTCATCCTTTCGTTTAGCGGAAAGGTTGTATTCTTCTTTGAAAATGTAAAGTCTTCGAACTTCAGCCCAAAGCGAAGATGGTGCTAATCCATCAGGACTGCCGTCTTCGGTGAAATCCGGTAGGGTCTTTCTATACCAAGAAGTTCCATCGAATGCATATTTCAACAGTTCTCGCATGGCTATTGTGTTATTTGCTTGAAGACCACGAACAATATCTTGCGGTCCTTTGGCCTTGTTCTTAATATCAATTAGAATTTCTGCAATAGTTAAATTCGCTGACATGTTTAAAACTCCTGTAAGTGTTCAATAAGCAAACGCATATTGTTTTCTATCATATATGGTAATATCTTTGATCGATTGCCTTCAGAAGGGACTTCGAATTCACGCATAATTGCGGTTTCAATTCTATCCGGAATTCGTGAAAAATCGATCATGGTCTTGTTGCGTTCGTAGTTTCGAAGCATTTCATCTGTGCAGAATGTATTTAGCGGAACCTGAATCCATTCAACAAGTTTCTTCTCGTAAATGGGTTTTTGTCGTTTACTTTCGACAAAAACAGAATCGTCCGATAGGAAATTGGGAACTCCATCGCCACTATCTCCCTTCATGATATGGCGTATAAGTTCCTCTCTAGGATTTTCGCAGACGATAAATTCTTTCGTCCGAGGACACCATTGCTTCACATTCGGCAGGCTCTGTAGTTGGAAGAAGTCGTGGTCTGACGATACAATCAGATGCTTCCCTTCAAGATTCTTTGAAAGGACTGCAATGATGTCATCACCTTCACACGAATCAACTTCCATCAGTTTATAGGGGAAGACATCCTTCAACTCTTTTTTGATCTGACGCAGAATGTCCCATAACTGATCCCAGTTAATATCGGACTCTTCCCTAACCTTTTTTCGATTGGCCTTGTATTGTGGAAAGATATCCTTGCGCCACGCCCGTACACGGGAGTCATAACACAAAACTGGTTCGCCGTATTCACTTGAGAACTTGAGTCTGATAAGTCTAACGCTATTCACTACCATATGACGAATGAGACCAATATCCATATTGGGCTTGCCCTTAGACTCAGCCATCAAGTTGGCAATAGTGATTTGATTCATGTCCAAAAGGATCATACCGAACAGTATACAGTCAAAAACTTTAGTTGTCAAGACTTGACAACGATTAAATATGGCTGTATATTATGCGAAAGCCCAATTTGGATGTTGGGCTATCGTAAATTTGCAAGATAGAAAATAGGATAGAAAATGTCTAAGAATCATCAGGGCGTTAGTGTTCAGAAGGTTTATGTTCATTCACTGGATAAGGTTGCGACTGTTCGCAAGGTGGAAGAGGATCCTGTTTGGGGAACACAGTATTTCGTTAGTACTTACTCCCGAGAATGGGGACCGGAATTCTTTTGGGTGAAGAGTAGTGATGCACAGCCTATGGCAACCCTTAAGGGAAGTTCGTCAAATTCTGATTCAGATGTTGACTAAATACAAGTAGTACTATGCCATTCTATGACTACATTTGTAGGGCTTGCAACCATGAATTCGAAGAGATGCTTCGTATTGATGATCGCAAGAAGCCAACCAAAAAGCCTTGTGAAAAATGTGGTCAAAAGAAGGTAGAACAGATAATTAAAGAGGCTCCATCTGCTTGCGACCCTATTCGGGTTGGCAGCGTAGGCAAGGTGGATAATGGCTTCAGAGAAGTACTATCTAAAATAAAGAAAGCGCATCCACGCCACAAAATGCGTGATTACTAGTAATGAAGTTGAATTCAGTCGAATTAGAGGGTAAGGGTAGATACTATCAATCCCCAACAACACTTCGTTGGTATCCATCGGTTACCACAGTTGTCAACCATGAAATGGAAGATTTTTGGCGTGAGTGGAGGAAAAATCCACAAAATCTTGCCAATTCGAAAAAGGCATTAGCGAGAGGTAATCGTCTACATCAAGTGATGGAAGATTATCTTGGTGAAAATAAAACAATACCAACTGATCCATTCGATAGGATGAAGTTTGATCTGCTGAAGCCTTGTTTGGACAAAATAGGCAAGATTCGTGCAATTGAAACTTCAATGTGGTCAGATAAAATTTTACTTGCGGGAAGAGTAGACTGTATTGCTGAATACGATGGCAAGTTGGCTGTAGTAGATTTTAAAACCGCAGGCAAAGACAAGAGTAAAGATCAGATTCTCAATTATTTTCATCAGACAACTGCATATGCATACATGTGGAATCAAAACTACGATCAAGATGATTTGATTGAGAGAGTTGTCATTTTGATCGTTACGGACGATGGTACAATACAAGAATTCGTTGAGGATCCATCTGACTATAAAAAGTCAATGTTCGATGTTATAAAGACTTACTGGGATAAATATTCATTCAGAGAAGTACAGGAGATAGCAAATGAAATTCATCAAGCGACTATTCAGTTCGGGTGAAGTGTTGCCGCCAGCAAAAATTGAAAAGTATCATTGTGTTCGTTTCATGACCGAAAAGGGTGAACAACTTGGTCTTTTACTGACACATGAAGAGTTCGAAAGAGCAGTTTTTAGATGGGTTCAGACTATAGAGTCTATGCCCATACAAGAAGATCCTGAACAGGAAGGGATGATTTAATGGGATCAATTATGAATATAGATCACGACTTCTCAAAAGAAGTCGAAGAACTTACCCGAACAAGAAATAACGGTAAATACATGGAATCAATCATTGATTTGTGTGAAAAATATGGTATTGAGCCTGAGTCGGCTGCAAAGTTGCTCTCAAAACCTATCCGTGAAAAACTCAAGAGTGAATTTGAATCGTTGAATATGGTTCGTGGAAAAAGAAAAACCACGAAGTTACCTCTTGACTAATGTGATATCTTAGTTACAATTCAAACACATCGCTACACTTAAAATACAAGGAGATACAATGTCATTCGCTAATTTGAAGAAAAATGCTCAAACCGGTATTGATAAACTACAGAAGGAAATGGAAAAGCAGGGCGGCAAGGAAGGTGGCTATCAAAAGGATGATCGCTTCTGGTCGCTTGAGCGAGACAAGAGTGGAAATGGTATGGCTGTGATTCGTTTTCTTCCGGCAGCCGATGGTGAAGAGATTCCCATGATTCGGGTTTTTAGTCACGGATTCCAAGGCAAGGGTGGATGGTTCATCGAAAACTGTCCAACGACACTTGGCCGCAAATGTCCTGTTTGCGAGGCAAACAATGAACTTTGGAACAGCGGCATCGAATCCAACAAGAAGATTGCCCGTGATCGTAAACGCAAGTTATCTTATATCAGCAACATTCTTGTGGTTTCCGATCCCGCAAATCGTGACAACGAGGGAAAGGTCTTTCTTTTTAAGTATGGTAAGAAGATCTTTGATAAGTTGCAGGAAGCCATGAATCCTTCCGATCCCGATGAGCCTAAGTTTAATCCTTTTGATTTTTGGAAGGGAGCCAACTTTAAGTTGAAAGCACATATGGATTCAGGGTATGTTTCCTATGAAAAGAGCGGCTTCTCTGCTCCTGCGCCACTCTTTGAGGGTGATGATTCTAAGTTGGAAGCATTGTGGAAGAAGGAATATGCTCTTAAGGAGTTTGTTGCGGAAGATCAGTTCAAATCTTATGAAGATCTTTCGGCAAGATTCACACAGGTTTCGAAGGCATCTTCTGCCGCATCTGTAAAGGCAGAAGATTCCGAGCCAGAGGACTTCCGTACTAAGATGGGGAAGGCTAATCAGATTGCCGAATCGTCTTCCAAGAAGACTACTGCAAAGAAGAGTGTTGTTGATGACGATGATGAATCTGAGGCACTTTCGTACTTCCGTAAGTTAGCGGAAGATGATGAGTGATAAATACTCATAACCCCACTAAAGATAGCATCTTTGGTCCGACAACCCCCGAAAGGGGGTTGTTTCTTTTTATATGATTCAATGAATATCAGAACAATCCGTTTGGATGAGCCATTCCTGTCGATTGCCTGAAAGTGGGTTCCGTGTTTCTCGGTGGTTGTGGTGCAATTATATGCGGTCGTGATCCGCCTTTGTTATTAACACTACTTATGTTCATATTTGTTGTGGTTACATTTGTTTGGGTATTTTGACCGTTGCGTGTATTTGGTTTGAGTGCTTTTTGTTTTGTTTCATATTCATCTTTTAGTTTTTTCCCCATTGGACCCAATGTATTTTCATCAAAAGAAAAATCACGAAGAAATGGTGTTTCTGTTGGAGTGAACAACTTAGGTCCAGATAATAGGGGTTGATTTGTTTTTATTGCTGTCTCGGGAGTCGCTGATTGAGAAGATCCTGTAAAAAACTCAAAAGTTGCTGTTGCAATTTTGACAGCAGGTATGTTTTTGATGCTGTTGGTGACCAATTCTTTAGACAGTTTGATCACATTTGTAATTGCATCAAAAAAAGATTTGACTTCCTTTTTTAATTTATTGTGTAATTTTGGAATTATTGATTTAACGGCATCAAAAATAGATTCAACATTTTCCGTAAAATCATCGACTAGTTTTGGAACTACCGACGATATCACTGCCCAAATTTTTTCTGACAGACTTACCAAACCCTTATAGATTAATGTAATTGGATTATAGTTGAGTAAAAATGATTGAAGTTTTTCAATGCCCTCTATTATAAAGGTTTTCATGTTATCAATAATTTTTTTCGCTGCGGATATTCCATATTTGATTCCCTGATATAACAGATTCGGAAGACTATATTTCCACAAAAGCATTAATGTTTCTTTAGCAGCATTTATAATTGAATTGAAGTTATTGTAAATCCACATGACTCCTTGGACAAGCAATCCTATGGGGCTGTACTTGAAAATCAATTTAATCGCATTGTATGTGTGTTCTAATATTTTTTTGAACGCCTTTGTTATGGAGTCAATTATGTTATTCATGAATTTATAGATTTTATCGAAACCTATTAATCCTAGAGTTAATCCATCTGTAATTCCGGCAAATATTCCGACAAGTAATCCTCGTATACCATCTTTTTTAAATCCTTTGAACGCACCTATGACAGCATCGATTAATGTCAACACTATCGTAAGTGGGAGGAATGCTCTACCAATTAATGAAATGATTGGTCGAAGAACTCTGAGAAATCTGAATAGACCACTCATTATTCCATAACCAAGTCTGAATGAAGTCATAAAGATTTTGAATATTTCTATGACAGGAGCGAAAACAGATTTTAGTATCTTTATGAATCCTAATGCACCAAATTGTACATCTTTGATTATCGCAATAAAAGTAGTAAAAACACCTATTGTTCTATTAATTACTGATACAAAGTATCTACCTATAGCAGTTCCATTTTTGATAAAGATGAAAAATGATTTCATCCCATTGATCATTTTGTTTATCGCTGGAAATGTTTCTTTCAAATACAAGAAAAATCTTGATATGATTCCTCCTCCTTTGAAAGCAGATGTAATCATTCCGAATACTTCTGCTATTGCGGCAGATACCATTCCAACTATCAATCCCGTGGCAAATGTTATAATCGCAATGAGTTTAAACAACCAACCGCCTTCTCTCATAGTATCCCGTAAACCTATTATGTGAGCATCTATTATTTTTACATTTGCTTTGAGATCTTTATACCATTCGGGTAATTCCTTCATCTCTTTTTTGTCCTCGACTGCTTGCCTGTTCTGTCTTTCAACAGCGGCTATTTGAATCAAGGATGCCTGCTCAATATTCTTGAAAATACTTATTTGTTTGTTTAATTTTTGCGTTTCTTCTCGGAATTGTTTTTCTGCCAATCTTTCTGCACGAATCTCTGCGACTCTTTCATTAACACCTTGCTTTACAATTGTTTCATATATGGATTTTTGTATATTCTCTTTTTGGATTGAATCCCTCATCTCTGTGAGTTTTTCAATGATCTTATCTTGGGTTTTCTGTTCCTTAGCCCAATTTGCCTTGAAAGCCATGACAGCAGTTTCGTCTTTGAGATCTACTCCTGATTCAATCATAGCATCACTAAGCATTTTTTGAACAACAGAAAGACTTTGTATGTTTGCTCCGGTTCTTTCAATTAGTCTATTAATAGTATCTTCGTTTGATGATCCTTTAATTTGTTCAAGTGCATTACGAACTTCTTGAGCAAGTTCTTTGGTTTCATTATTTTTTTGATTTTCTTCTTCGTCTTTTTGTTTCTGCTTTGCTTCAATTTTATTTCTGTCAGACAGTTCTTTTTCCGCTTTTAATTTTTCATCCTCTTCTTTTTTAGACTGCTTTAGAAATTCTTTCGACCAATTCTTAAATTCAACCAATATAGTTTTATCTTTGATTTTAGCATCTGATAGTGTGTCTGCGATTTGTTTTGTGAGATCTAAAGAGGCATCAAGTTCTTTTTTTACTACATCTATCTGTGTTTTTGAATCAATAGCAATCATTTCAATTGCATCTGTGATTTGCCTTTGAGTTCCCGCTACATCGGTTTGAATTTCTCTTAACCTATTTGTAGACTCGGATCTTGATAGTTTGGCTTCTTCGTACTGCTTTATTGCTATAGCAAGAGCAGCAGTATCTCCCTTCAGTTCTGCCTCCAACTGTTTCTTCTTTGCATTCAATTCCTCACGCTGCGAGGATTCAATCTTCTCTGTGAGTTCTTTGATATATTTGGTCTGAAACTCTTGATTGTCCAATTGATTTCTCAATAGTTCAACCATTTCACGATTATATGAACCAGACCATTGGCTATCGCTTCCTGGTGCGGTTTGATTTTTGGGATTAGTTTCGCCTTCGTTTGCCATGGGGAGTCTACTTTAAGTTAAGATTCTTTCTGCTTTTCCATCATTTCTTTTTCTTCTTTAAGGTGATGAATTAACATTTCTATGTAAATTCGACGCTCCCAAGGAATCATTCCTTCTATTTCTGTTAGCGAATACTTGTGGTGTTGCATTAGAGAAAAGTTTGTTTCGTAATGATTCATTAGACTATCATGGGAGGTCGCTATTAGAAAAAATCAGCCACCCCCTTAAGGGTAATTGTATTTTCGTGTCCACATCCACTACACTTAAAAGACACTTCTTTCGTCAGTTGAGGCATCGTTTCAAAGAAAGAAGATATTTTCCTGAATTGACTTTGAGATAAAGACTCAATGAACTCAGTTACATCAGTCACACCAACATCTTTGGCTGTGAATGTTTGCTCTGGTGTATAAATTTTATCAACACACAACGCAACTAATGTAAACATCTTTTCGGTATCTGTCTTTTTTTCCTGCATCTTTTCGATGTCGGAATAGGTTGGACACCTCATTTCAATAATTGTGCTATCGTTGAGATTAATCTTGCTGTTGTGTTCGGGATTAAAATCTGGATTAAGTTCAGTAAGATTTACATTTACTACATTTGAATGTTGACAGGCAGAACATTTAATTTGAGGATTCGCAGTTTCTCCAACAGACTTTGTTCGTATATTCACGAATAAATATTCAATATCAACAAGTGCTGCCTCAGTCATATTAATTTTACCAAATGTACACGCTGCTACCACATCTTGCATCGCTTTGTATATCTCTTTTTCATTTTTCGACTCTGATGCTATAAGCAGTATTTTTTCCTCTTTAACAAGAAAAGGTCTGTATGTGATTTTTTTCTTGTTGCTTGGAAGAATCAGTTCATATGTTGGTGTTGTTGCTACTAAGTTAGTCAGTGTTCCCATTTTATTTAATCTCCCTATGTTTTATTATAGTTGTCCTAAAAATCCTTGTCCCTGTGAGATAAAAGTAAGTGCTTGATTGAATATGTTTCTTATTTCGTCATTTGGATTTTGTCCAGGAAGACCATCAACTTTTGGTTTTATTAGTCTTCCATCAACGCCTTTAGGCACATTACTACGCTGATCATACTTTTTTCTCTCTTCTATTTTTTCAAGCATTGACTGCGTTTCTCTTCGCTGAATCTGCTCCCAATCCCTGATAGCATCTTCTGCTGTGACATTAACTAGTCCATTTCTAACAAAATTTTCGTTACTATTAACAAAAGGTATTTCTGACGGATCTTTTAATGTCCGTGTGAATCTTCCTTGACTGTCTATGACAGGTATTCCTATATCTTTTGCCGGAGATTCTCCTCCACGAAGAACTTCACGGTACATAAAATCCACTTTCATTTTTAGTGGTTCTATACTTTGTGTGTAGTTTAGTGATCCATTATTGAGTACCACGCTGTAAGGGTACACTTCTGTCAACTTTATACTATTTGCCCCTAAATCTTGTCCTAAAAATTCTATCGCTTGGTCTAAACTTTGAACAAAAGAGGGGAGTTGCATGATGTATATCGAACATGATTTGGCGTAGTCATCATAAAATCCAACTTGTTTCGTTTTTGGATCTACTATTAGATTTTGCCACTTTTCAAACAAGTTTTTTTCAAACATGTCAGTTAACACATTAAACTCAAATGAAATACCAGATGTGTTGTTTGAATTTATTCCATATGGAATCAGTCTAGTTGGAGTTGAGATATCCATTTCATGAGTAAAAAAAGATTTTGCCGGTAATGTGACCGAACTAACCGTTAAGGCAAGTCTTTCTTTTATTTCTATCGATGAATACCCCAAATATCTGGCCACACTAGGGGGAACATCAATCAACATGACAAACCTATTGGGCCGCATTACGCCCTTTTGTCTGATTGCACTATAGAATTTGTCTACAAAGGTCATGGCTGTTACTTAGAGTATTTATTTGCCCATTTCCAAACTTGTTCACGATTTGCACCACGGAATCTTTCAATAGGCATGAATGGCACAAATTTCCATTCGTCAGACGATATGACATTTGCTTTGGTCACCACACAGTTGAAATAGTACTTTTTTATTGCTGCTTTGAACGGCTTCATATTAGAAGCGGATTTCAAGTATGAATATGTAACTTTAAACATTGCGGGGGGATTTTTCGCATAATTAGGGTTGTTAGTCATTGTCAGAAGATTGTTTAAAAATGTTGCCCTAACCCTCGGTGCTAGGTAGTGTAAGTTTAGTCCAAGAAAATGGTTTCTCATTTTATGAATCATTATTACAAGAGGGAATTCATCCCAAAATGGTAGTTCTAATTTAGTTTTTGGGTTGTAGCCAAAAAAAATCATAGTTCCGATTCTTGGTTGATTGATACCTACACTTGCCATACTTTGGTTAAAATTTTGAGGATTCATTTGAGTTTGAATTTTACTCAAGTTAGTAGCCAACCAATATGTTGCCGCATTAGATTGAATATCTTTTCCGGATTGATTAAATTCTTTTACGACTTTTCCGACTTCTCGTTTACTCATTACTGGTTCCGTTCTTTGTGAATAAATTGTCCTCAGTCAGAATTTTAAACTCCCACCCTTTATCCTCACAAATTTTTCTAGCAGCGTTCCATTTTGCAGAATTAATCATCCAATTTTTCATTTCTGTTAGTTTTGACTTGGACACTTTTTTTGACTTGGGCGGATTTGGTTTTTTAGTTTGTGATTTGGGCTTAATTTCTATGAGGTATACTCGTTTATTTCCATCTTTCGACAAAACCTTTATCCAAAAATCAACAAAGTATCTGTGAACTTTTCCATCTATTGGTGAGGTATAGGGAATAATAACTTCCTCCGAAGACCATTCCAGCACCGATGAGTTTTCGTCACAAAACAACATGAACTTTCTTTCCCAAAGTGAACGATAAAAACAGTTGTTGGGGTCTCCTTTGTATTTTTGTGGGTTTTTTGGTTTGTAGCACCCCTTATAACTTGCGTTTGATCTACGGATTTTTACCTCCTTATAACTTGAGTTTATTTAGGTAGTTTTCGTCTAAATACAATTATGAATCAGTATCCATTTGACCCACTTAATCCATGGTATGACAGCGATCTGCAACCGGTGCCCAAGCCTCCGAAGCCGAATCCAGCATGGCCCTGGGGCGAAGACGAATATGAAAATGCTTTCTCAGATTCAGGGGACACAAGCACAATTAGATCACCACCGCTGTATTATCCTGATGATCTTGGTCAGACCGATGATCTTCAATATATGATGCGGTTTACCATTTATGATACCGGCGGAATTGAGTTGAGAAGACATAGACAGAAGTTCACAGAAAATCAAAATGAATTGACTAGGATGTTTCAATCTAGAGAGCAAAGTGAAAGGGAAGATCCAAATGCGAGCATATCCCTTGCCCAACTTGTGAAACTTGCTAAAGTATCATTTGATACAACAGTAGATAATGTTTTAAACGCTTTTGGTGGCGACAGTTCGGGGTTTAATGTGAGCGGAGCGGCAAAAGGCAGGGATTCTTTTGTTGAGGAGGCATCGGGATTTGCTAAACTAACTGAGGAAGTTCAGAGCATATATCTTTACATTCCTGGACAAATAAATGTGTCTTACAAATTTGATTATGAAGATGCTGACCTAACTTCGTTAGATATATTAAGAGGACTTAGAAGTCTTACTGAAACTCAAACTAGTACTTCGGCTGAAGTTCAAGCAGAACTGGCTAAAACTGTTGGAATGGCCGCTTTGAAAGTTGCAGATGAAACTATAGAACTTGTTGGTGGGCAAGAGATATTTGCGAACAATCAGGCTGCGGCAACAAGGGAGATTAGAAATCCTTTTGTTGTGCATTTGTTCAAAGGAGTCGGAAGAAGAACATTTAGATTTGAGTTTGATTTTTTCCCAAGATCACAAACCGAAGCAGTTATTATTGAAAGAATAGTAAATACATTCAAGTTGTACGCACACCCAAATAGATCTAAGGGTGGGAGATTTCTCGATTTCCCCGCTGAGTTTCAGATCGAATTCTTATACAAAAATGCTGAAGTTATTCGTATGCCTAAGATAATGAAATGTGCTTTGACTTCGATAAGCACCGACTATGGTGAAAAAACATTTACATCTACAATTGTTGATTCAGAGGGTAAAGTGTCTCCCACAAAAATCAAACTCAATTTAGAATTCAGCGAACTTGAACTTTTAACAAGAGAACGAATAGCAAGAGGAGCATAATCGTGGCATATTTTGGCAACTTTCCAAATCTAGCCTACCCGATAGTCATCGATGGTAAGACTGTTCGTATTAATGCAAAGAACATTACCGTAAGAGCAAAGTTTCTAGACTATGTGAAAACATCACAGGTATCCTATCGTGATTACACTATAAAAGATGGTGATCGTCCTGATACACTTTCTTATCGTTTATATGGAAGATCGGATTTACATTGGGTTATATTGATCTTCAATGAAATACTGAATCCCTTTTTTGATTGGCCTTTAACATCCGGTGACTTGAACCGAATGATTAAAAACAATTACAAAGGAAAAGCGATATTCATCAACTCAAAGGTAGCAAAATTCGGAAATAGGTTTGGAATTCTGGAAGCAGCAAATGAACAATTATGGTATGAGGTCGGACAGAGAGTAACACAAACTAGAGGCTCGTCTATTGTACACGGAACTGTAAAAAGTTGGGATCCTAATTTATACAAAATTGTTTTGGACTCTGATACTATAACTGGATCCTTTTCTATAACTCCAAATATCACAAATTTTAACTCCGAAATTTTGGATTTAACTCACAATAGAACTGATGGTCTAAGCATATATGCTTCTGTTGGAAAAGTAGTCGAAGATAATATTTACTCTGTGCATCATTTTGTTGACACAAACACAGGTGATATTGTTGATCATCATGCACTCATATCCACTTCAGATGGGAGTATTGTAAATTCTAGCATCATGGACAGATATGCAGTTTATGGGAACGAAGTTATACCGTTGGCGAATAGAAACATCGTTTCGGTGTCGAATTATCAGTATGAGACAGAAAAAAATGATTCCCTTCGAAACATCAAGATAGTTCGACCTGAAATTATTGACTCTGTTATCAAAGACATGAGGAGTTTGTTAAGTGATTAAATCAACTGATAAATTTTACACGGCAGGAGATGTTGTAGTTGATGAAATTCGTCTTGTGTCTTACTCAGGACTTGAAGTCGATTTGAGAAAGATTGTTGGAGACTTTTCAATCACAGAAGACATGTTTTCAAACTCTCTATCAGGATCACTAGTGATAGCCGATTCGATGAATTTGGTTAAAAACCTCCCAATAATAGGTGATGAAGACTTGTATATTTCTTTCTACACTCCTGGCGTAGACAGCAAACCAAGAAAAGTTCGATTCAAAATCTATAAAGTCTCATCATATATTCGTGGACAGGGGGCTGCAAATGTACTCATTCGTGTTGAGTTTATGTGTCCCGCATTAGTATTATCGAACAGGACTAGGCTGCGTAAAGTTTTTAGAAATCTCCCCGTGAACGAAATGGTTAAAACTATTTACTCTGAGATGCGAGATAAGGAAAAACAAAGGAATTTAGATCTTCCCGAACTTTTAACAGACGAAACATTCGGATCAACTACAGTTTTGATTCCAAATTGGTCTCCTTTTTATACCATAAATTGGCTTGCAAATAGAGGAGTATCAGAGTCGAATACGCAAATTGCGGACTATGTTTTTTATCAAGATCTTGATAAGTATAACTTTGTTCCCATTTCCAAACTGAAAAAATTAAGTCCCATTTGCACATATAAAAACGCACCTGGTGGATTTAGGTCGGCTAGTGGTGATCGGATGTTGGAGTCGGAACTTCGTAATATTATAGACTACTCTGTACGAGATTTAGGAGATAAAGTTGATGAGACAACTATGGGAGTTTATGCATCAAATATGCTTGTACATGAAGTAAACACAAAATCATACTTCATGTACAATTACACTTATAAAGATGCCTTTGACAACGCTCCTAGTTTAAATAAAGGTAGAATGTTGCCATATTACAGTCCAATTCAAAAATCATTTGATGCTCATGTTAAGTATTATGATAAGTCTTATTTTCAGTTCAGTAATCATGAAGACGCATCTGGAATTGATAGATTTTTGAACAGACAATCTCAGATGCATCAGATGAATTCTATGACCATGGTTTTAAATGTATATGGGGATACAACTATAAGAGTGGGTAATGTAATCAGACTTGAGTTTTTTACGCAAGAATATAGTAAATACAGAGATGATTTTTTGGATGAATATTTGACTGCTAATTATATGATTACTGCAATAGTACATAATGTAACAGATGGGGTTCATACTATGAAAATGACTGTCGCAAGAGACAGTTATGGTAGTGAATTACCGGATATTAAAGAGAAAGTTATAAGATGAGATTAAGACCCGATTTCATAGGACTGAATGGATTTCTTTGGTGGCATGGTGTTGTCGAGGACATAGAAGATCCCGAAAAAATGGGCAGACTTCGTGTTAGAGTGTTAGGTTGGCACACCGATGACAAGACATCTGTTGGAATCCCAACAGAGGATCTTCCGTGGGCGACAGTGCTTATGCCTATCACCACATCTTCTATGACAGGATTAGGAAGATCACCAACAGGAATTCTACCGGGATCTTGGGTAATCGGGTTTTTCTTGGACGGAGAAGCAGCACAGCAACCATTTGTGCTTGGTTCTTATGGTGGAATTCAGAAACCCGATATTGCTCTAGGTTTAACAGCAGTTGCTGGACTTGATCAAGTTCCATACAACGATTTCAAAATTAAACCCAAATCACTTCAAAATAGAATCATGAATAATAAAGTGGGATTTAGAGATCCATCAGGATTTTACCCAATAGAAGGGAGAATGGGAGAACCAGACACAAATCGTCTTGTAAGAAACGAGAACATAGATTGGACGGTCGTTAAAAAAAAGAGAGATGAGGTATTGGATTGTGATACTGCTCTTTATGGATATTGGCAGGAACCATACACCCCATATGCGGCCAAGTATCCATATAATCATGTCGTAGAATCTCAGTCCGGTCACATTTTCGAAGTGGATGATACAACGGGTGCCGAAAGAATTCACACATATCATAGATCGGGAACATTCGATGAGATCCATCCAAATGGCAGTCAAGTTCATAAAGTTGTTGGGAATGAATGGAACATTACTTTAAATGATAGACTTATTTTAGTTCGTGGTAATGCATCATGGAACACAGATAGGTTGATGAAGATTCGTGTTGGTAAAGATCTAGGTAAAAACGGGCATTTTGAGATTGAAGTCGAGGGGGATATGAGAGTCCTTGTTAAAGGCAACACCATCATGGAAACTCAAGGTAACTTCCTCCACAAGGTCAAAGGCAAATACACAACATCAAGCGAAGGGAATATGTTGTTCGTTGCTCCAAGAATAGATTTAAATCCAAATGGATCATCAGCGCAAAAAATACAAACTTTTCTGACTAAACTGAGAGGAACTATTAGGAAAGTAGTTCGTGATACTATTGATGTTGTTAGGTTTAACGGAGCCATGAATAGGCGTAGGAATTAATATGCTAGGACCAAGACCATTTAAAAGACTTCTTCCTAAATCAAAAGACACGAAACCTCCTGTCTTAAGCGTTGATAATATATCAGCAGAATTTTTTGGTCTTGGTGAGTCGCCTACACTAGATCTACCATCTACTTTAGACCAATCTTTAGTGAATGAGCAATTACTCGACAATCCGTCTTTGGTGATTGAAAACACCGTATCTATATTTCCGAATAATGAATTTTTGAGTGATGTTGCTGTGGGCATACCGATACCGAATCAGACTGATAGTAGTGCATTTGGTGGTGGTATTGGCACACAAAATTCAGAACAGCGACAGACATTTAATCAGACCTCATTAGATCGTCAAGAGAGTGTAGTTCTTATGCAAAACACTCTTTTATCGCCGCTTGTAGTTACGGGAAATATAGTATTTCAGGAACTTGGAACTAAGTTGAAATATTCAAAGGAACAGTCTAACAAGTTGAACGAAATACTTTCCACACAATTTCAATTGTTAAATTTAGATACTCAGGTCGTAGTTGATCCTCCAACATTTTTGTCTCCAGATCCACCATTTGTTTTAGATGGGGGTGAATTCTAATTATGCCGATGACGCATAGCGGCCAATATCCGATAGAATACTATTACCCTGGATTAGGTATCGGTCCCAACTACAATCCCATTGGATTTGGTCCAACATCGGAAAACTGTAGATTTACATGGACCGATTCAGGTAGAACATTTGGAAGAAAACCAATCTATGAAAAACAATTTGTCGGTCAATGTATAGACATTAGTGTTGAGGCGAACTACACAAGATGTGTTGATTCTGTTCTAAATGGGACATATGATCCGCCATTTGCCGGAGCAGATGAGATTCCCGCTCAATGTTGCCCAACTGCTAGTGGACCAATAAAATATGCAGTTATAGGTGGAGAGTTTCCGCCGAGTTTAGTTTTGGACATAGACACAGGAAAGATGTTCGGCCAAATAGATTCTTTACAAGAAATATCCCCCAACAGATTTGGATATTTCGATAAGACAGATTTTAGTAATGTCGATTATCTAGATGGATCGATAGGTGGCGGAAAGATATTTTTTACGATTAGGGCTTTTGATTCTGGAAATACATCTGATTTCTCTGACAAGGAATTCACATTTCATGTTAGAACAAATTGGGCTTTGCGAAGAGATAGGATGCTACTAAATATAAACAATCAATCTTATTTGGATGACATGAAAAAACAAGGATTCTTTACAGGTCCAGGATGCGACGAATACGAAGACGATATTTTCTGAAAGGTTATAATGCCCCCAGTTCACAGATTAAGAGACATATGCACAGGACATGGATGCTATCCACCAAGACCGAATAGGTCTGCGTCTGCAAATGTCATTGTAAACAGTCGTGGATGGCATCGTAAAGGCGACTCATGGAAAGTCCATTGTTGCGGGGGGTGTCACAGTAGTGTAACTTGTAAAGGATCATCGACTGTATTTGTTAATAGTAGACAAGCGGTTCGGATCGGGGATCCTGTTTGTTGTGGCTCTGCCACAGCAACGGGATCAGAAAATGTATTTTGTGGAGACTGATCATGGCAGAAATTAACGAAAATGCAGCAGATCTTGATATAAATTTTGCAAGAAATTTTTTCACAAATGATGTCACTAGATTTACAGGTGACGCAGCAATACGCCGAGCACTTAAGAATTTGGTTCTCCTTAAATCAAATGAGAAGCCATTTCATCCAGAAATTAATTCTGGTATAGCAGATCTTCTTTTTGAGAACACCTCCCCCATAATTGTTCAGGAAATCAAAAAACGAGTCGAAAAGGTCATAAGAACATACGAACCTAGAGTTAGTAGAACTATGATAAAATTGCAATATGATATAGACAGAAGTGAAGTCAAAATAAGCATAATGTATACAATAAAAAACATCAAAAAAGTCTTTGACACCACGATAACATTACAGAGGACAAGATAATGTCAGATACAAAAATCAATGATTTAGATTTTGACAGCATCAAGTCTAGTCTAAGAGACTACTTGAGAGGACAAGAGCAGTTCAAAGATTATGACTTCGAAGGGTCTACTTTAAACATTCTTTTAGACCTTCTAGCGTATAATACGCATTATCAGGGATTCTATGCAAATATGGTTGCAAATGAAGCGTTCCTAGACTCTGCAATAGTGAGAAACTCTGTGGTGTCTTTAGCGAAACATTTGAACTATAGACCTAGATCAAAGAAAGCAGCCAGAGCAGTTGTAAATATTGAAATGATTCCAATTAACAGTGCTAGGGGTGGAGTTCCTGCATCTGCAACTGTGGCAGCCAACAAAGAGTATCTTCCTCCGGGAAAATCTTTCAGTGCTAGAGATGCGTTAGGTAAAACTGTAAACTTTGTTAACCTAGAGAATTACAGGTTCTCGGTTGTTGGTGGAAGATTTTTCATCAATAACGCTATTTTATATGAGGGTAATATACAGACATCTTCATTTGTAGTGAATGTAAAAGATGTTAATCAAAAGTTCATAATTGATGACGATGATATCGATATTGATACTCTATTTGTAAAAGTTCAAAGATCAGTTAGAGATACGACAGGCATAGAGGATGTTTGGTTTAGAGCGTTAGATGTTAATAAACTTGATGGAAATTCATTGGCATTTTTTGTACAGGAGGCAGAGGGAGGCAAATGGGAAATATATTTTGGTGATGGGATAGTTGGTAAAAATGTTGAAAATGGAAACTTGATATCAATAATTTATTTGCGAACTAATGGAACTCTCGGAAATGGAATAGGCAACACAGATACCGAGCAGAACAGAACATTTACAACAACAAATACAGATACATCACAGTACATAGTTTCAGTAGTCCGTGATGAAAATGGTAGACCATCTCCATCATTTGGTGGTTCTGAGCCAGAATCCATCAATTCAATCAAGTATTACGCTCCAAGAAACTATCAAGCACAAGATCGTGCGGTCACATCCACGGACTATCTCGTTTTACTTGCCAAAGAATATTCACTTAGATCAGAATCATTTTTAGTTTGGGGTGGTGAGGAAAATGATCCCCCGAATTACGGTAAGGTCTTTATTTCAGTCAAACCAAAGAATTCATCTAAGTTGTCTATAACTGAAAAACAAGCGATATCAAAAAGTATTTTGAGTCCTTTGAATGTTCTTACGGTTAAACCTGAGGTTGTAGATGCGGATGTAACATACATCAATCCCTCCGTAACAGTTTACTATGATCCGAGATTGACAACATCTTCAGCAGACAGTTTATCACAGGGAATAAGAGATAAGATAATAACATTTGGTGATATTAATTTAGACCAGTTTGGAAAAAATTTCAGACAGTCAAAGTTTAGTTCTTACATTGATGGGCTTGATGCATCTTTTAATAGCAGTAGCATTTCTTTACTTCTTGAAAAAAGGTTTGAGGTAAAATTCGGGCAGGCTCTTCCCTATAAAATTAAGTATGACAACAAACTGTTTCATCCAATTGATGGGTATCCTCCAATTATTAGTTCATCTGGATTTTTTCATTTAGATTTAACCGCCACATCATTAATTAAACCTACCGTAGTTGCATATTTTGATGACGATGGTTATGGAAATATTAGAATTTATAAGTTGATAGGTAGTGAAAGAGTATACTTAAAAAGAAAAGCCGGAACTGTCAATTATGAAACCGGTTTAATTGAGATTAAATCATTTACACCGTTAGGTATTCCTGATGGTACTGTTGAAATTAATATATTAGCCAAACCCGATAAGGGGGATATCTTTGTAAGAAGAAATCAAGTTCTAGTAATTAATACTGACAAGATAGATATTACAATGGTTCAGGAGAAATCGGTTATTGATAGAAAGGCAAGTGACACAGGATTCCCTTTCCTGACTTGATAGAAGATGTACGAAGATAAGTCTAAACAAATTTCTAATCTTGTAGCGGGAAGACTTCCTGAATTTGTTAGGGTCGATCATCCAACATTAGTTGCATTTCTTGAAACATATTATGAGTGGTTGCAAAAAAAAGAACGGGGCAAGCAAATTGTTAGCCCGATGCTTTTACAGGATATAATTGATGTAGATAAAAGTTTGGATGATTTTATCAGTCAATTCAAGAAAGAATATTTGTTCGATTTTCCCGAGCAGTTGGCTGTATCTAAAGAAACTGGAAATCCAGTTGATATCAGAAAACTAATTAAAAACATTAAATCATTTTATAGAGCAAAAGGTACAGAAAAGTCATACGAATTTTTGTTTAGAATTTTGTATGACACAGCAGTTGAATTTTATTATCCAAAGACCGATATTCTTCGGGTTTCTGATGGTAAGTGGTTACAGAAAACATCTATTAAAGTAACCAATACATTGAATGATCGTATATTTGAATCTATTGGTAGGATCATCTATCAGAAAAACGAATTAGGTCAGATAGTATCATCGGGGAAAGTCATTGATGTTTCGCTTTATCGTGAGGGGCAGAATGATGTCGCTGAATTAATAATTTCAGGCCGCAACGGCTCATTTACTCCTGGAAGCAAGGGTATAGATTTTAAAACTGAAAATGGAGAAACACTACATGAACTTAGAGTTTATGATGTGGTTGCATCTGTAACTATTTCGAACGGTGGATCTAACTACTCAGTTGGAGACAAAGTCTTTTTTACTTCTGCCGCAGGAGACAGCGGCGTTGGCGCACGGGGTTCTGTCTCACTTGTCGATGCCACAGGAAAAATTAGACGAATCAAAATTGAAAATTTTGGTATCAATTATCTCATCTCTCCAACAGTAAATGTGCAGTCTATTAGTGGTACGGGATTCGTTGGGGTTGCAAATACAGGAGCAATTTGTGAATATGAAGGGTACTACATAAATACTGATGGAAGAGTTAGTACCAATAAAGTCTTACAAGACAATCATTATTATCAAGATTATTCGTATGTTTTAAAAGCAGAAATTGTTATTGACGAATATCGTGAGTCAATCAGAAGACTTGTTCACCCTGCTGGTATGGCAATGTTTGGACAGGTTCTTATCAAACGCTGCGCCCGTGAAGATCTAGATCAATCATCCGCTTTAATTAAATTTGAAGTTCCTGTGATTGGTCACTACACACCGTACACATTCAATACATTTGACAACTTACCTGACTGGTTTTCTATTCCAGGAACAGGAGCATCATCGGGATATAATGTTCATGTTGGATACAATCCCGCCAAACACGACTCTTTAATACAAGCAATTGGTCTTTCGCCCGTTCCAAGACAAATCGGAAACCCAATAGCAAATATCATACCATTTGTTGAGGCTACAGGACCATCTTTTACTCCACTTGGTCTTACCGGTTACAAAACTGCCGATCCATTCTGGATCATTTATGAACATCCAAATAGGAAGATAAGCGACATAGTCATTGCACAAGTTTGGAAAAATCAAATAGATGATTTCACACAATGGCCTGAGTGGACCACTATAACGGGTGGCTCTCCTCCTGTAGGTTGGACTGCGGATTTTTATGGTGCATCGGGAACCTCTGCTGTTAACAAGAAATATGCTCTACTGAAATATAACGAATTATCTGCTTTTAGAAAAATAACTGCAAGAGCATTTTTTAATATGCCGATTGGTAATGAATTTGATTGCAGAACAGAGGATAGGATTAGATATGCGAAACCGATTGTTTCGTTGATATATCCACTAAACACACAAAGAGTTTTTACTCCTGGCAGATGTGAATTTAATGCTGGAATTTTGATTAGTAACTATGAAAATTTACCTAGATTTGGTGTTACTTCAGCAAGTAAAATAAGATTCACACTTTCAGGGTCAAAGAATGAAGTTAAAGTTATCAACATAAATGATAGAAACTGTTTGTTCCAGAATTTGACAGATGGTCCTTATTCATTGAAGGTTGAAGTTACCGATAGTAATGGGAAGGGAATACAAGGAATATCAGATACGGTGGTATTTGAGTTTTATTGTAGTGAACCAGTTTCACTTGGCGGTAGTGGCGGATCTGAGGATGCGGAAATTGACAGAATTATTTCTAGTATATCTGGACAAGCACAAGATCCGCTCGGGTTCATTTAAAGGAACACCAAATGGCTGAAATAAATGCATCATATATTAAAAGACAAATAGCCAAATTGGCATATCAAGATCCAAGGGGAGATGGATTTGAAAGGGTATTTCCAGATATACCTGTTGATCCTGGTGTAAACCAAGACTGTTGCGCCACAGACGGGGGAACAAATCCGATGGATATGCCCTGCGCTGGAATGTTTGTTTATATTTGGACTACACTCGTACCCGCATGTCTAAGAGAACAAAAAATAGTGGATGATCCTGCACCATTCCTACAGAACGATAGTGTTCAAGCATTTCAATTTTTACTTGCAGAGATGCAAAACTACTTAATCAAAAATCCGTCTTGGAGACCAGAAGATTTAAGTTTGTCTCCCGAAGATTTTGACCGTTATAATGATGCAAACGACGATTTTCCTGTAACAATCCCTCCACACCTATATTTGGGGGACTGGGACTGTGAAATTGATATTTGGAAAATTATACCATACAGCGATACAAATTTCGACTGGCCACGGGACGAGACTGGAGAACCAATTGGGCCAAATCTGCCAGGCGACCGTGCCAACAGAAAAATTAAACTACAGGAAATACTTCAGTGTTTTCGTAGATTTTATGCATCAGTTTTGGCGCAACAGGGCGAACACACTTTAAATTGGGATCTCAACAATCCATGTTGTTCTATTGCAAATTTGAATAAAATGATGACCATAATGAGACTTTTTGCTTGCCTCAGCACCATAACAGAGGGGAATATTCCTCACGCCGCCGGTGGAACTCGTATTATTTCAGATAAACTTAGACAAAAAATGATAAAATGTATAAATTGCATCGATAAGAAGTGTCAATTAGCGTAACTCTAAACAAATACTCGTACCAATAACAATCAAAGTTTTAACTCAAATTTGCTTTCTAAATAGGAATAGCCATGCCAAGTTGCGACCCATTTCGTCAAAACCACAGACGCTTCATAGCAGATACTATATTGGATGAATATAGTGATTTATCCGATGAGAATTTTTTTCTCTGTATTGGAAAGGTAACCCCTTGGGGAATAACAGGATCTGATTTTCCCCCACAGTCAGTAGATTCCGTTCAAGATGAGACAAACTTTTGGCGGAATCTTATAGCAGCAAAAAGAATAAACAAATCTGATTGTTCTATGCTTGTTAGACGAATAGATTGGAATCCAGGAGAGATATATCAACCATATAGAAATGACATAGATTTATTTGATGATGTTGAGCCTGCTAGGTTTTATGTCTTGGTAGACGAAGAGAGGGTTTATGTTTGTGTAGATAATAATCTTGGAAATCCCTCTACAGTTCCTCCAACTCACACGGACACGATTGTTCGTAAGTTGTCCGATGGGTATAGATGGAAGTTTCTCTATCAAGTACCTGAAAGCAAAAGAAAGTTTTTGACAAAATCTCGGACTGGAGCATTAGGTTATATTCCAGTTGAATTTGTAGAATTTCTTCGTGTAAATGATGATAGATTTTTGCAATGGGAAGTTCAAAATTCAGCAGTTGATGGCAAGATTGAATTTGCTTATATGGATGAAGCAGCAAAAGCATATTGGGTTAGTACATTATCATGCATACTTCCATCCAGTGCAAATTTAGTAACCTTGAACGCTGCTCCCGGTGCAACTACAGTTTATATTGCTGCTCCTGAGTTAACTCCTAATTCCGCTCTTTATAATGATATGATTATTTCATTTGACGGTGGACCCGGACAGGGACAGAGAAGACAGATTAAAGATTATACATGGCAGGGAACTTCCGCAAAAATTTTTATAGATCCTTTAGTTTTAGGTTTATCCGGTACATCCGATCCCAACAAACAATCATATTTTAGCATTCAACCGAGAATTACAGTCAGAGGTGATGGTAAAGCATATGAAAACATCAATAACCCTGACATAAAAACTGCCGATTTTCAAATCAAATTTGGGGAGACTGCAAACACAGACTTGGAATGTAGTGTTGTGTCACCAAGATATATTAAAAGTATTGAGATTGTAGATGGTGGAAAGAACTACACATTTGCCGAACTTGATATCCCTAAAGGATTAACTACATTAGTTTCTAACACACCATTTGAATATACAGATCTGAAAAAAGTTTTACACGCAGTTATACCGCCCCCCGGAGGTCATGGTGCTAATCCTCTCCGTGAACTTGGTGCAGCATCATTCATGATTGTTAAAAATTATGAAAGAGATGAAGACGGCAAAGTAGATACTGACAATGATTTTAGACAATTTGGTATTCTAAGAAATCCCATTTTGAGTGAGAAGCAAGTCAGAATTAAATTCAATCAGGCTGGCCTCAGCGGTTCGTTCACTGTTGGTGCAACTGCAATGCAGATGACTGGTGCGTATGGTGCGCCTTATGGTAAGGTAGTCGAGTGGTGTCCTGGATATTCAGGTGTAACGGCGACTAGTGAATTAGTTCTTACGAATATTCGTGGGGGCACATTTGCTGCGGGTGCTACAATGTCAGGACTTACCATTTTCGATGTTGTTACGAAAACTGTTGCTGGCTCTGAGGCGAGGCACTTATTAAATCTAACTCTGACACCTGAAAATGTAGAATTTTTATCTGTCGGTGGTGACTATAAGAGAAAGCATTTTGCACATGGGGTTGGAGATAGAAGGGTAAATATTCCACAGTCGAGAGCCTCCGGTGAAATTTGCAGTTGGCTTGCGTCTGGAGGAACACTTCTATATGGAACCTTGAAACTGGAAAATCCCAAAGGGAAATTCTACATCGGTGAAACAGTTCTTCAGACAGAACCATATTTCTCGGGATCTAATGGATCTACGGGCCAAGGTAAAATTTATGCAATTGACACAGAAGTTTGCTGTTCACCCGCAACATACGATTTAACCACTTCTTTAACACTTTATGGTGAGGGTTTCGAAAACGATACTTTCTATAAAGATTCTTTTGTCTCTTTCCTGACAGGATCAACAGAGGGTAATGGATATATTGTTGATTGGAATCCCGTTACCGGAGGAACAAGTGGTGTTCTTCGTCTTGCAGGGGTTCAGGGTGATATAGTTAAAGGTCAATTAATCGATTACACCACTTTAGGGGCATCAGGAACTACCGTTACCATAAGTGGGTCAGTTCTTTCGGTGGATCACTCGGGAGAACTTAAATATAGGTCTGGAGAAGTGCTATACATACAGAATATCAAACCTATACAAAGGGATTTGGAGCAGAGGGAAGAAATCAAACTTGTCATCGATTTCTAATAAGTAAGGTAAAAAATGCCATCATATATTCCAGAACTATTCAATACTGACCCTTATTACGATGATTTTAGCGAGAGCAAAAAGTTTCTTCGTATTATGTTTAGACCAGGATTTGGTGTTCAAGGTCGTGAACTAACCCAACTTCAAACAATCTTACAGAATCAGATTGAAAGATTCGGTAATCATGTCTTCGAAGAAGGGAGCATGGTTTTAGATGGTAAGATAACAGTTAATAGTTTGAGATTTGCCCGTGTTTCGGGGCTGTCGGGAACAAATGATGTTTCTGATTTTCTCGGTACGATAATTTCTGCTGGAGGCAAGGCTAAGGCTAAAATTGTTCATACTGAGAATGGGTACACGGCATCATCGATTGACAATATTCCAGTAGTATTTTTTGAATACTTAGAAGGCGGAACCGCTTTTGCTTGGGGCGATTACATTGGCGGAACGGCAGGAAATGGAACATATGTTGTCGCTAGCATTACAGGAGCAACATCAGGAGTTGTTCCTCCAACCGGAACGGCATTAGTTGTTTCTGTAGATAGCGGAGTTCGCTTCACAGAAGGATTTTTTGTACTGAATGATGCACAGTCTATCGGTGCTTATTCGCTTTCTGGTTCTGCTGGGTCTCAAGTTAGAATGTACGGATCGCCTACGACAAGAGTCGGTTTAAATGTCGTAAAGGGATTTGTTCAAGCGGAAGAAGATACATCGCTAAATGACCCCGCATTTGGATCTTACAATTACAACGCACCAGGCGCAGATAGATTCAAAATTGATCTCAATATAGTTCAATATGGATTTACTGCGGCAAATACAAGTGCAACTGACAACTTCTCACGAAAAGACTTCATAGAATTTTTACGATTAGTTAATGGGAGTCCAATTAAGATAGAGAAGTATCCTGATTACGCTGTTCTAGAGGATACATTAGCAAGAAGAACATATGACGAGTCTGGAAACTATACAGTTCGTCCATTTGAACTGAACATGGTAGATGGACCTGGCATCAGCGGTGATGGTGCTACCGCAAATCTTTTTGCAGATTTAGAACCAGGAAAAGCATATATTTTTGGATATGAGTTTGAAACTCAAGGAATAACAAGACTTCCTATCAATACAGCCAGAGATGCTGCACATGTCAGAACAATAACTGACAAATATTTCAATAGATCTTTAGGTCCATATTGCAGAGTTCAATTTACAAATATTGCAAGTTCTTTGACTGGAATTGCATTTGATGACGAGCAACTTGTCTATCTTGGTAGAGGCATTTCAGGTGCTGCAAGAGATCAGATAGGCACAGCAAGATTGCGTTGGATAGAACCTTATAGTGTTGCCAATAGTGTCTATAATTTACATCTTTTCAATGTTGAAATGTCTGGAACCGCATCGTTTGACGATGTGACTAGAATTCATCACGCATCTTCGGGGACAGCACATGCATTTTCAGTTACTGGAAATGATGGTTTAATCAACCTACAGAATAGTAATCTTCTGTTTGAATATCCAACGGGAACAAGAGGTAAAACAGTAACTGATGCTAATTATTCAATCGCAGGCTTCTTTGAAGTGACACTAGGGGCAGGAAACTTCCCCTCCGTCGGATCAAATGGTTCAAGAGGTGTTGTCAACATCACTGATTACACTGCAAGTGCGACTGATGTTGCATTCTCTGTTCCACAAGACTATACGGTTTTGCCAGATGAAGATGTCATGGCATTCACTAGAAGTGGATTGCCAATTGGTGGGACTGCCTACAGAAGAAATGACCAAGAACTTGATCTGACTTTAACGGGACCAGGAGTTATATCTGGAGAAAAGGTGTATATCGTAACATCAATCGATGTCCGTGCGCTTGATTACCCTGATCTTCGTAGAAATAAGACTGTCGTAACCGAAAATATTGGATTTACTGCTGCTGGCGGATTTACTGGAATATTTTCTGGATTAACAACAGATCAATACAATAACAGTGTTCTGTATCTTGCAGGAAAAGTGGATGTTTTTGATATCATATCTGTTACAGGAGTCAAAGACACAACAACACAACTAAAGCAATACTTCACATTTGACAATGGACAAAGAGATAATTTGTATGATTGGTCTAGACTGAGTTTATTGGCGGGAGTCACTGGAGTTACAGGTCCATTCCAAGCAACGATAAAGAGATATGAGAGATCTGGAAATCGTGGACCATTCATAGTTGATTCCTATCCTTCTCCATACTCTGATATTCCAAAATATTCTAGTAGAACAACTGGAAAGATATATGATCTAGCAGATGTGATCGACTTTAGACCTGATCGTGGTTCAAGTGGTAATGTCGTTGGTTATCCTTGGTTCCCAATCAATACTGCTGCAAACGATCAACTTTTCTCGTATCAACACTATCTTCCAAGAACAGACAAAATTGTTTTGAATAGAGATAGAACATTCTCAGTAATTAGTGGAGTTCCGAGTCTTGATGCTCAATCTCCACCTGATGATCCGAATGCAATGACACTCTACTCAGTTACGGTGAATCCATATACATTCGATAAGAAAGATGTGTCTATTAGATTCGTGGAAAATAAGCGTTACACGATGCGTGATATCGGTGAACTGGAAAAGAGAATAGAAGCAGTAGAATACTATACAACATTGACGCTTCTTGAACAAGAGGCAAAATCCATATCGATTGTCGATGACAGCAATATTGAAATTCCTAAGAAGGGTATTTTAGTCGATCAATTCAAGGGACACAATATTGGTGATGTCACCAACTCAATGTATGCTGCATCTGTAGATTTTGAGAAGAATGAACTTCGTCCTCCATTTGTTTCTCGGGTTTTTGCGCTCACGGGGCCATCAGAAATCTCAGGACTGACAACTTCGGGTGACGGAATCGTGACTTTGAACTATACGACACAGGCAGAAATAGTTCAGCCTCTCACTACAAGAACATATACAATTAACCCATCAAATGTTTTCAATTACCTTGGCTCTCTGATGCTGTCTCCTTCTTGTGATTTCTGGTTTGACACAGGAATTACTCCATCAGTAAAGGTCAATGTTGATGGTGAAAATGATGCTTGGCAATCAGGCGATGGTTTCGGTACACAATGGAACGATTGGGAATCAATTTGGTATGGTCGTGAAGTTGCTAATGAGGTCAATACAAAACAAAATATTGTTGACACGAAGAATTCAGTGGTTGCAGGAACTAAAGGTCTCAGTTTAGGAAACACATTTAAGTCTGGTGTTCCCGAAGGGATAAAGAGAAAGTCTATCTCTAAAGTCATCCGAAAAGATGTCGTTCCTTATATGCGAGACAAAACAATAACAATGAATGCGTATGGCCTAAAGCCAAATACTAAATTCTATGTGTTTGTTGATGATGTTGATATCACAGCATATTGCACAGGTGGTTCACAAATCACAAGTGAAAAGGGTGAGATCAGTAATCTGAAATATATTATGAGTCAGGATGTGGAAAATGAGTTCTTAACTGGCCGTAGAGTTTTCAGAATCACCGACAGTAGTACTAATACTGTCTCTGAGACAACTATGGCCGCTGACGCTATTTTCAATTCATCGGGAAGTATTGATACTTTACCCGAAGATGAGATACTCTCAACTCGCTCTGCTATTGTTCGTCGTAGATCGACAAAGTCGAATAAAATTCAGTCTAACTTGACAGAGTTATTATCTACAGATTTCTTCGGTTATACCGAGCCAATGAGCCAGACTTTCTTTGTGGATCCTGTTAAGTATCCCGATGGTGTGTTTGTGAAAACCGTTGGCGTTGCATTTGCAGGAAAAGATAGTGATCCAAATTCTGCGATTACTCTTATGATAAAGCCAACCCAAAGTGGATATCCACACCCCTCAAAGGTGATGCCATTTGGACAAAGGACTCTGTATTCTTCAAGTATTACAACAACGGAAGACGGATCTACAGAAACAACATTCGATTTCTCAAGTCCAGTTTATCTTCTTCCGGGTAGAGAGTATGCAATTGCTATTGCAACGAATAGTAGTGATTATATTGTTTTCGGTGCGTCTATCGGTAGTGATCTAATTCGTCTTAGTGAAGGTGACCCAATACAAAAGGCAACTAAACAACCCGCAATACGCAGCATATTCTTGCCGCAAAATACAGGCAGTCTTTCGAAGAAAGAAACAGATTCCTTAAAATTCTCAGTATATCTTTGCAAATTCTCGCCGCAGTCTGGATATGTGAAATACGAAAATAATCATGAATCTTATGGATCTGACACTAAGTTCGATCTCATGAGAATCAATATGAACTATATTTCACCATCAAACACTTCGACCACATTTAGTGAAAGAGGGTTGTTAGGTGACATTGGCGGTTCTTTCATCGCTGCTCAAGCAAATAAAAATTTGAATCGTCCAACTACAAGATCAACGAGAAACATGGGGACAGGTAAATTCTCAGAAGTTAGAGCAAATATGATCGGAAATGCTTATGTTTCTCCTTCTCTTGATGTGGAAACATCGCACTATCTTGTAGTTGAAAATAAAGTAAATAATAACTTCGTTGTCGCTACCAATCGTGAATTGTTCCCTAATAATCTGGGCGCAACAGCACCTAGCGAAGCAAGATACATCACTAAACAAGTAACTCTTGAGCCAGGATTTGAGGCAACAAATGTTCATGTTCAGATGTCTCTCTGTAATCCATACGATTCATCTATTCAGGTGTTTGTGAGACCACTTCCTGTTGGGGAAGGTGATTTTAGTAGTATTGGTTACACTCAATTGAATACTACTGACTCAGGATATTCACAAAATTCTGATGAGTTCAGAGAAGTGCTTTATACGAGTGACGGATTGGGACTCTCTAAATTTAGGGCGTTCGCCATAAAGATTGTAATGTATTCGTCATGCACATCGACTTTACCAAGCGATCCGAGATCTCTACCAAGAATTAGAAATCTAAGATTGGTGGCTACATGAAAGTACCCGTTAAAAATAACAAAATGGTTCGGGATACAAAAACCAATGCCATTCTCTCAGTCGATATTGATGCCATTAAGGCATACGAAGAGAAGAGAAGAAAGATTCAGACCGAAAGAGATAGACTAAATAGGCTAGAACTAGAGGTATTGGAACTTCGTTCCATCATAGATCAATTAAGGAATAAGCCATAATGTCCTGCACATGTACCGGCAACTGCGACCTAATTAATATTTCAAATTTAGTCCTATCGGACACATTTCATACATGGTACGATAGAACAAATGAGATAATTGATGCTATAAATCCACTACAAATCTATGATGTTAATGTTGGGCAAACTGATGGTGGTTTGACTTTAAATTCAACTTGCGTGAATGGTGACACAAACGGTGTCATTACTTTGAAAGTATGGCCTGGACCCGGAATTGGTGTCGGTACAACATTAACTCCAAATTACTATCTAAACCACACGATGATAGATGTGTCAAACATGTTGACACTCGGCGTGACGGGTTTCTCAGATGCGATTGTAGCAAATAGATCACTAACATCATTCCCGAACATAAACGACTGGTTTATAGTCAGTGATACTCTTGATAATAGACTTGGTTCGGGTGCAGGAACTCCTAAGAGAATTAGCGCACAGCACATTCTGCCCCCAACTGTCTATTTGCCTCCTGGATTTCAATTCAATGGTAATGTCAGTATAAATGGAAATTTGAGTGTTCAAGGTACTGCATCAAATGTCGATTCAAATGATCTTCGTATAGAAGATAAAGTAATTGAACTTGCATACCATAGAATCGTTGCTATCGATGTCACTGGTCCAACATATGGGGGATTCCCCGCACAAGGTGCTACCTTCTATTATTATGATCCTGGAGTGACTAATCCAACTGATTACACCACTAGTGGTCAAGTTAGTGAAGTAAATTTCTATCCATCGTTTACAACACTAAAATTACATAACTTTGTTTTTGGTGGAGTAAATGATATTGTATCGGGAGGCAGTATCAGCATCACGGGAACTGTTCTTGATTTCTCAATGATTGCTGGACCAACTACTACTGAAAATTTCTATGGTGATATTGAGTTGGATGAAGCGGGGATAAGAGTTCGTGGTTCGGATAGTGATAAACACTTCATATGGGTTTATGAGCAAGGACCATATCAAGAAGTAGTGAATACATTCATGGCAGACACCAATCTTGGTGTCAGCGGCACAGATTTACACATTTATTCTTCAAGATTTAAGGCATTTGGTTACTACGACCCAGATGTTGCGGCTTACAAAGATGATTATAATGATAAGTTCCATTTCATCGGCCATGAAGGAGCAAATACTTCAATAAGACTCGGTGGATTGGGTACAGGAGGATCTTTAGATGCTCCGTATGGATATTGGGGTATTACAAGATATAACTACGGTTCTACGGGTTCACAGCAGCCTCTTGTATTCTCTTTCAAACAGAGTTTAAATCACGGGGAACAAGACAAATTCACGATTTGGTCGGGAGCATCGGGTCCACAATATCCTTACATCACAGGACCAACGGGACAAAGTGATAATGCAATAGACCATTTTGCACAAAGACTGAATGTCGATTTCTTAGATGGTGCACACGGCACTACGATGCCAACGCCATTCAGCATTCCTGTTGCAAGAGCAAGTGGAACGATTGATCCAGGCTGGATTGACTTCGATAATTCATCAATCGGTAAGTGTTACTCTGTAACTGCTCATAGTTTTGTAATTGGTGATGTTGTAAGACTTGATCCGGATAATTTAACAATAACTGGTGCGATTGCAACGAGTCCTGAAAATGCAGAAGTATTGGGTATCGTTAGTAGAGTTGTGAATGCTAATAATTTCTGTGTTACGACTAAAGGATACATATCAGGTCTTACTGGTACTGCATCTTCAAGAATCGCATCGATTCTTCCATTGGCACCCGGAAATGCATACTTTTTGAGTGCAGACAATGTTCGTGGAATGATTGCTGATCCTGATGGTGGGGCAAGTCAACTCCAACTTGGTGAAATTCGTAAGCCACTTATAGTTGCACTCGGTCCAGATAGTGCCTATGTTCACAATTATCTTGGTGCTGTATTTGGTGGAATTCCAAGTGGAGGCGGTGCAGGCGCAACAGGAACGCTGAGTGATGTTGTTGATATTCAAGGTCTGATGCCGGTAGGGATCATACAGCCTTTTAGTGGAGAAATTGAATATATTCCATCAGGGTGGTTGCTATGTGATGGTAGAAGACTCGAAAAATCATTGTGGACAGAACTGCATACCGCTATTGGGCAGAAGTTCTATGCTGATGGGACATTGAATAGTTCTTATAACCCTAATGTTGGGGGTAATGTTCCGATAGATATTGCAGGATGGAATCGTGGACTTTTAGTGAATGATGCAGTTACTGTCGAGGCAACTGTAGGTGGAGTCCTGAGAGAATCGGACACATTTGTTACATCTGTAAATGGAACAACTGTAAGTTTTGACGAAAACACATTTGCATATGAAACTTTCAATGGAGCAACTTCGTTTAGAATTAGAGGTAGACTAAAGACTCCATCTGAAAGTTATACAAGCGTTTTCTTTATTCCCGACTTACGCCGTAGAATTCTTGTTGGTGCAACTAAAGGTCTGACAGGTTCCCTTACACCGAGTATTTCTGTCGGTGATATTGGTGGAACGAATCAAGTTACTCTGTCTGCTGCAAATATTCCACCGCATGAGCATAGACTAACATCTGCATCTATCAATACTGGTTTAGACGCTGAAATCGGAGTTGGTTTTGGTCAACCAACTTCGGACAGTACTGTTGATACTTACTTTACTGCCCGTGGCCCTCTAGGGGTAAGTACAGCACAGCCATTCGATAACATGCAAGAGTATGTTACTGTTCATTGGATTATTCGTGCACAGAAGGGTCTTAGTGCAATTATCCTTACAGGACATAATCATGATGATCGTTATGTTCGCTACGATAGTTCACAGACAGTCACATCCTCACAAAGAAATACATTTAGATCAAATGCACATGTTTTGAGTGATGGATCTGACGGTGGGGCAACATTCGCAAATAGACTCACCATAACAGGTGGTGCCGTCATAGGTGACAATGGTTCTTCACTATTGATTGTTCGATCAGGAGCCTCATTTGGCGGCGGTGCGACATTTAATGATGTCAGTATAGTGAAATATCCGTTCTCATCGGGTGGGTTGACTCACAAGGGAGTCATCAGTTCTGACAATATCAGTAACTATACAAGATGGTCTATTCGTGGAAATCCATATTCTGAAGCATCAAATGGATATGGTGATCTTCTAGTTGAAAGTGGTTGGTCTGGTTCTTCTTGGAACACACTTTCAACTGTTATTGCACCTATGAGTCAGGCTGCGATTAAAGTTCGTGGCGGAACCATTGGTACTTCTTCCATTGCAATTTTCAATGACAACGCTCTTGGTGCAACTAATGATGCTTGCTCTCTTTTAATGTATGGGAAGGGAACTGCATCTGACGATGTAAATGAGGTAAAGTTCTCCTCTGGAATTAGAGGCAGAATTGATCGTGCAGAAACTTCAAGTACGATTACTAGGAAATTTAGTATTGTTCTTGGTGGTGGATCTTCGCCAAATGCCGCAGAAGATGTTTTCACTTTCACAAGAAAGGATAGTACACCTGCAACTGTTGACATTAACATTCCTAAGGGACTTGCTACTATAACTAGCCCGTCATCTTATGTTGTTCTTGATTCAAATAACAATTTGAAGAAAGTTACCACAGTAGTAAGTGCACCAAATATACCAGGAGCCTCTAATACGCTGACAGGTGCTGCATCATTTGACAGTAGACATTTCCAAATCGGTTCTACGGGACATGTGGTCAGTAAGATTACGGTTAATGGGCAAATTCCTGATAGTGATGGAAATATTACTATTGATATACCAACACCAACAACATCATTTGGTGTTAAGGCACACGGTTCATATCAATTAAATGGGAGTACTATTAGTACGATAGTATCGGGGAATCTTTCATTCAGTATACCTACTGGTGGTCAAATTGGAAGAGTGCGATGTACATTCACCACGCCTATGACTAATACTAATTACACTGTAGTTGTAACTCCTCTCCGTCCGGCTAATTGGGGATCTTCACAAATTGTTAATTCAGCCATGGGAGTTTGGCAAGGATCTAAGACAATAACTCATTTTGATTTGATTGCAGATTCAACTTTTAGTCCAGGACCAAATTCATCCGAAGTGGTGGTTATAGGATAAGTTATGGCAATATCGATCAACAGAGACATGGATCAAGGATCAGACTTTTCTTTCTCTTATATTGTAAGAGGAAGTGACGGGTCTCCCACGGACATTTCAATAGGTTATACAGCATATTCACAGATGCGTAGATTTTACTCGTCAACAACGGGAGTCAATTTAACCACATCAATAACAGGATCTACGGGCAATATTATAGTTTCTATGTCAGCAACAAATACTGCAAACATAAAGGCAGGAGTTTGGTTTTATGATGTGGAATTACATTCGAATGGCAGTGAAAATGTCCAAAGAGTAGTTCAAGGAATGATAACTGTTTATCCAGAAATTACGAAAATTTCTTGAACATCTTATATCATCTCATAATCGATTGCTAAATAGTTCAGACTCAACAGTTCATAATGGAGATTAAAATGGCTGAAACAGCGATTCTTGAGCCTACGATTCAAAACACGCAAACTAAGACGAATAAGAGCGGAATTCCTACGGTCAACCTTTGCATGATTGTAAAGGACGAGGCACATGTCATCGAAAGATGTCTTGCTTCCGTTCTTCCTGTGATCGATTATTGGGTTATTGTTGATACAGGTTCAACTGACGGAACGCAGCAAAGAATTAAGGATTTCTTTGATCGAAATGGCATCCCCGGTGAACTACACCAAAGCACTTGGACAGATTTCGGAACGAATAGAAGCGAGGCTCTAGAGTACGCCCAAAAGACAGGGCACGACTATAGCCTCATGATTGATGCAGACGAGATTCTTGTTTTCGATCCTGGCTTTGATCCACAGACTTTCAAGAAGGGTCTAACTGCTGATCTCTACAATGTGTTTGCAATGTTTGGACAGACTAAGTACCATCGTCCACAATTGACAAGCAATCACAAGAAATTCTACTACCGTGGAATTCTTCATGAGTATGTTGATTGCCATGATCAGATCTCAACTAGAGATTTTGCCCGTGGATTTATCAATACTCCAATTCAAGATGGTAATAGATCTAAATCTGCTGATAAGTATGAGAAAGATGCAAGAGTATTTGAGGCAGCACTTGAATCAGGTAAGGTCGATGAGAAGGATCTAAACCGATATCATTTCTATCTTGCTCAGTCATACCGTGATTCGCAGCAGTGGGAAAAGTCACTTTCTGCATACTTGAAGAGAGCAGAACTTGGTGGTTGGAATGAAGAAGTTTTCTACTCGTACTATCAGGCGGGTAGAATCATGGAAATTCTCAACAAGTCATTCGATGAAATCGTCAAGACATATTTCCAAGCCTACCAGGCTGCCCCTTGGAGAGCAGAGAGCCTATGGGCTGCTGCTAGACTCTGTCGGACATACTGCCGCTGGGATCAGGCTTATCGCTTCGCCAAGCAGGCATTAAAGATTCGATATCCTGAAGGTGCTTTGTTTGTTGGTCAAGGTATCTACGAGTGGGCAATCCTTGATGAATTTGCTATTTCATCATATTGGACTGAGCATTATCGTGAATCTCGTCTAGCATCAATGCAACTTTTAAATGATGGTAAGTTCCCGCAAGACCAGAAAGAAAGAATTGAAGCAAACCTCAAGTTCGCCACGGAGGCTCTGTTAACAGAGCCAAATGGGTGATACTTGGTGGACTGAGTAGTTTGCTGTCTAAATAGTCAAGTTACATAAGGACTAACGGATGGCATTTAGCGCACTACCAATTCAAGGGGGCGGATCCAGTGACGGACGCTCCATCAGAAACACTATCACGCAAGTCGGCCACTCCTTTCAGCCAGGAATGGTTGTCAGGCGTGATAGTGCTACTGGTTTATATGTTGTTGCCAGAGCAAATACTATAGCAAACTCAAACTCATGCGGTATAGTTGAGTCTGTTACTGCAAACACATTTGTTCTTGTTTACCAGGGAGAAATGGATTTTGGTTCTGCTACAATATCAATTGATGACGGTTCGACTAGTTTAACAAATGGTTTTGTGTACTATCTTTCACCTGGTAGTGGTACACAGGGCTATCTGACACCTACTGCACCTACTGATCAGTCAGCAATTTATCATCCTCTTTTTGTAGCAACTGCAAATAAAAACGGATTAGTAATTAATGCATTACCTAGACCAGGTGGTGGCGGTGGAGAAGGATCTTCTCTTTTCACACCTGTCGGCTCTATAATTTCTTGGGGCGGCAAGGCAAATGAAGTTCCTCAAAATTGGATGTTGTGTGCTGGTGATGCACTAGGCAAGAGCGAATATTCTACGCTTTATAGCAAGATAGGCGATTCATATAAGATAATTGGTTTGGAAAATGCAATTTCAACTGGAGTAACGGCTAATGATAGACTCAGTTTGAAGTTCATTGAGGAACTTGAAGATAAACCAGCAGCGGGTCCGGGAAGCAGTAATATACACAATATTGTTGTCGGATCAAAATATAAACTGAGTTGGAATGCAGATGACAGCATTGTTGTTGCAGATGTTGTTGCCATTGATGACCCCAATAAAACTGTTACATTTAGATATATCAATGACCATCCAGATACTACAACCGCTCACACATCAACTCGTTTTGGTGATTTGAGCGGTGGAGTCGTATCAACAATTACAGTTCAATCTCTAGCACATGGAGAAGTGACTGGAATTACTAGTGACTATTTCTTCGTTCCTGATCTTCGTGCTAGAACCATATTCGGAGTAGGATCAAGTGTTGGATTGACTTCAACGGGATTTAGTCGTGGTGACATTGCAGGATCTCAAACGCATCTTCTTACAGAAGATGAAATGCCGAGTCACTCACACGACAGTAAAGTCACCTCTACTACCACATCAGCAGGATCATACTATTTAAATGTTGCCGCAGGACAACCCACACAAGCCGCTACATTCCAATCAACTTTAGCATCTTCAGAAGTAACAGGTAGTGATGATGCGTTTAGCATCTTGCCACCTTATGTTTCTTGTAATTGGATTATTCGTTGGAAAAATCCTGGCGGGATTTTGATAGATGAATGTCTTCCTGGTCCAACCGGTCCAATGGGAAATACAGGTAATACTGGCCCAACAGGACCGCCCGGCCCTCCAGGACCGGGTGGCGGCGGTGGACCTCCTGGTCCTCCTGGTGAAAATGGCAGCAATGGTCCTCCTGGTCCTCCAGGTGAGGCATGTCCCTGCGAAGCAACAGAAGGGGCTTTCCTTGAGACATCAGTTTTCGTTGGAGAAAACACGATTTATGATGGCAGCAGAATTCCTCCTGTAACATCTACTACACTATCTCGTCTCTCGGGATCCGTTAATCATCCTACTAATTGGAATTATTTTACAGATAGACTAACGAACAACAACACACCCTTCTCTCAATTCTTCAATGGGGTTCAGCATTTCAATGAAATCAATCCGCAAGAACCTGCTGACCTAACACAACTTGAAAGTTCATATAGATCTGTTTTCGCTATGCCAACTCGGTATCAGGAAAGAGATATAAGTAGCACAACCAATTTAATACTGGTTGAGGAAAGAAAAGACGAAAACTCAAAGCAAATGAATTTCGTCTTCTTGCCCGGTGTCTATGAGATGGACAAACCCTTCTCAGTATTCGGGACGAGAAAAATAGCAATTGGCGGTGGGCCTGGATCCGTTGTTGAAATCCCGATAAGTCAAGTTGGAATTGATTATGCTTATTCTGCCACAGGTGCTACGGAAAACAATCGTTTCTACTTGAAGTGTCTTGCTAGTACAACCGGACACGCAAACCCATTAGTTGCAACGGGAAATTATGCACTCATTGAAGGTAGACACTTGAGATTCACAAATGTTGTTCCTTTAGGTTACACTGCGGGAACTTCGGTTGGTGGATACACCGGAGCATCGGGAGCAACATTCGGTTTCTTGACTTCTTTACTTGGTTCTTATCCTTGCGTTCTCAATGGATGGGCTACAGGGGGATCGAAGAATTCAAGTTTCACCCTTGAAGTTCCACACAATCCTGTCACTGTGATTGCAACAACTGGTGCTTCACTTCCTCCACTTGGAGTTCCTTATGGGGCAACATTTGGTACAGGTGCAGGACAAGCATCTGGATTGTCAGCAATGACAATCATGAAAACCATTTTCCATGTGAATAATGATAATGGATTCTTGGTTGCAGATAGAAACACAAATGTTTATATCGGTGGTGGATCAGATACTTTCAATCTCCAACCAATCATGATTGTAAATATTGCGGACCCTGACACAAATGTTGAAGGGAATAGTAAAATAACATCTAATTCAGTTGGAATTCAGTCCGCAGGTAATGTGTTTATTGCTGACAGAGTGGGGATTTATGGGTTCCCGACAGCGGTTCATATAACTGATACCGGAAGAGCAGTTATAAACAAAGCATCTTTTGTAGGTAATTATTCTGCTATTGCATCTGATGGTGGATCTTTATCTGTGAAGGGAGCAATCGTAAATAGAAACGAATTTGGTGTTTCACTTGCATCGGGAGCAAAAGCAGAAATAAAGGATAGTACTGTTTTTGCTAGAAATGGTGTAGCAATAGTTGCGAATAGTTCAAGAGTATTCTTAGATGATCCGTCTAAAGATAGTGCTGCCATTATTCGTTCTTCGCCTGCTCTTGTTGCCTTCAACTCAAGTATTAGAGTTGGAAACATAGTTGCTGATGCACCAGTTTCTTGGTTAGGGGCATCGGGACACTCAGGAGGCACAGCACAAGTTTCGGGATCAGGAACATTGCGTCCGAATGAGCCTGGAGTTTCACCGAAAGATTATGCGATATTTGCCTCTGGATGTGATTTCACATATCACGATCCGAGTCTTTACGGAGGGAAATCTCAGATCCCAACAATCTCTGCGGTCGCATCGGATATTTCTGTTAAAGCAACATCAAGGGATGTTGCCGCCGCAACCATAATTTCTCAAAGGTCTTTCATTAATTTTGACTCAAGTAGTGTGAACACTACGAGTGCTAGATCCGGACCAAAGAGTACAACTAATATATTCTCAGATAAGTCAACATATTCTCCACCTAAGGTTTAACGCATGGCATCTTTCAAACAAATCGGCAATAAAATATTCATAGATGGGTTGGAGATTCCATTTGAAGTTTTTAAAATTCTTGAGCCAAACTATAACCCTCAGTCGGGTATGGAGGCTTTGAATTATAATGGTGAAGTTTTGGTAGTTCGCACAAATGGAATAACAAGCACTATTAGTGGAAAATGGAAAGACGGTGAGAGATACATTCAAAGGAAGAAAGATTTTATTTCTCTCCTAGGAATGCTCCGAAAAGAAGACAGCGAGGTTAACGAAGAAGTAAATGCAATTACTGATCCTTCTGGATGTAGGAAAAACGCATTTCCGAACATTGATGAACTCGTAGTCGCTCTATGGGAACACATAGTTGAAAAAAAGAGCCTAAATGATTCTGGAATAGATGAACTTCAGATGAAGAGGATTAGTGTAAAGGATAAATACCCTCTGAAGGAGACATCGAATGCCAGCGATAAACTCACGGGAGAAACTGAAGGATTACTGCCTAAGGGCACTCGGCGCACCCGTAGTCGAAATAAACATAGCGGATGAACAAATTGAAGATCGTCTTGATGACGCTCTCCGCTTCTTCTCCGAATACCATTTCGATGGTGTTGAAAAAGTATACCTGAAATATCAGGTTACTGCTACTGATATCACTCGGGGATATATTGAACTCAAGGCAACAAATAGAAAAGAAATCGGTGGCGGATTAGAAAACGCAGATGCCATATTTGACGCTACTGAAGAAGGTAGAACTGATGAAGATGTCTTGGTCGAAAACCTCATAACGAGTGTAACTAGAATATTCCCATTCACTCAGCAGTCGGTCGGCATGTTCGATATTAGATATCAATATGCACTAAATGATCTTTATACATTTGGAACGATTGATTTAGTTCAATACGATCTAACCCAACAGTACCTCACACTCCTCAGACAATATTTGTCTCCAGACAAGAGTGTTAGATTTAATAGAGTTCAAAATCGTCTTTACATAGACATGAATTGGTCTCAGCAAGTTGCACCAGGATCTTATTTGATTATAGAGTGCTACAGAATATTAGACCCAAGAATTTACCCTGAAATTTATGAAGACAGACTGTTGAAGAGGTATGCAACAGCACTAATGAAAAAGCAATGGGGCGTTAATCTCAGTAAATATAGCGGAGTCAAATTACCCGGTGATATTACTTTGAGAGGAACTGAGATAGCCCAAGAAGCAACAACAGAAATTGAAAATCTTGAAAAAGAAATCATTTCGAAGTACGAACTACCAGCAGATTTTATGATGGGATAAAATGGCACTTAATCCATACATCAGACTCAACAATCAAAACTATCTTCCAGAACAAAATCTGGTTGAGGATCTTACCATTGAAGCAATTAAAATTCATGGTATGGAGATGTATTATATTCCAAGAAGTTTGGTTAAGCGAGATGATTTATTTGGAGAGTCTCGGTATTCCAAATTCAATACCTTCAAAATGATAGAAATGTACATGGATACAACACAAGCGTTTGAAGGTGGAGACACATTCACTAAATTTGGATTTGAAGTCCGTGATAGTGTCAAGTTTACAGTATCAAGAAAAAGATTCATCAGAGAAACAGGAATGCAAAGACCTTTAGAAGGTGATTTGTTATTCTTACCTCTTAATCGTGGATTATTTGAGATCAAATTTGTTGAACACGAAAACCCGTTTTATCAATTGGGAAAATTATTTTCTTACCAATTGACATGTGAACTATTCCAGTACAGTGAGGAAGAATTCAATACGGGTGTAAATGAAATAGATGCGATCAACGATGAAACTGGATACAAGGTTGAACTTACCTTGGGGGGTGTCTATGGAACAGGATCTTTCGCAAAAGGCGACATCGTATATCAATACCAAGACGGTCAAACTACGGGAGGATATGAGGGAGAAACTGCACGGGCGAAAGTTTACCTATACGACAGCGGAGGGGCTGCGCCGATACTTTCTCTTACCGATGTTTCTGGCAAGTGGTTGTATAGCACAAGTTCGTCATTGAAGTATCTTGTGAATAAAGACAATTCACTATACGCAGAGGTCTTTGGTATTAATGATAAGATGGGTATAGGGAATGAGGCTAAAAATAATGAGATTGAAAACGAATCGTTGGATGTTTTGAACTTTGATGAGAACAATCCGTTCGGAGAATTATTTTAATGACTGACTATTATTACCACAGCACGATTAGAAAAGTTGTAGTTGCTTTCGCATCTCTGTTCAATGACATTTATATTTCTAGAAAAGATGAAGATGGCAAAGAAATTGAACGATTTAGAGTTCCAATTGCTTATGGACCAAAACAAAAATTTCTTGCGAGATTAGATAAACTTGGGACTAATTTTGATCAGTCAGTCAAATTGGAAACTTATCTTCCGAGATTATCATTTGAAATATCAAATTTACAATACGATTCATCAAGGAAGTTAAACACAATCCAAAAGACAATAGGGATTGGTTCAGACAATCAACCATACGCTCGTTATGAACGAGTTCCATACAACATATCATTTACCTTGAGTATAATGTCAAAAACTATGGATGATAATTTACAGATAATGGAACAGATACTTCCGATGTTTGGTCCCGAATTTACATTCACAATCAAAGCAATTGACCCGACAGACATGGATGTGGATATTCCTTTAGTTTTTTCTTCATCTACTCTCAGCGATGGAGATGATGGTAGTTACGGAGATTATGGTACAAGGAAGATCACGGTATCAAACATACAATTTGTGGCTAAGATGTATCTTTATGGTCCTGTGGCAAAACAGAAAATAATCACTGAAACTGATATTAGATTAATTGATTCTAAATTTATAGATTCAATGTTAGACCCGCCACCAACATATTCTACCATTAATGCAATACCGATGGTTGGAGTTGATGCACAAGAGTATAATCCGAATGCTGGACTAGGAGCAACTAATGGAGCAGAAATTTCTATAGTCGGAGGAGATTATGGGGAAACCATATATCTTGCGCCGTCACTATTTGGAATATCCTCTTTCCGCATGGACGAAAGACAATTTGAATCCCCTACTATAGGTGTTTGGGATAAAATTTCACAAACGATGGCAAATTCTTATGATGTTTGGAATGTTCGAAGAGGATACAGGATATCTGCATCTGTTGTTGGAAATCCTAGTTCCAAAGAATGGAGAAATTGGTTTATTTTTGCCTGTCAAGTTTTTGGTTTAAAACCAAGTGGATATGATGAATTATATCCACCAAATGGGAAACTAATCGATCTACCACCAGCAGACTTGAATTTAATACCTGTTTCTTCGTCTTTAGATTGTAATAATCAAACTGTAGAGTGTTTTGAGTGCGAACAATATTGGAACAAGTATTTCGCCTCAACAGTCAACACGGTCAACACGAATAGAATGCTGATAGATCCACAAACTCTTCCACCTGGACCACCAGGAGAAACTGGAAGTTGGTATGGACCAGAATTTGTTGATCCTGCTCGGTTAGATGATATATTTCCGACTGATCTTCCTAATTTTCCTGATGAGGAATGGGCAACTCCACTTGGAACCATACCTAAATTTCCATGCTCATTCCCATCAGAATTACCAGAGGGACCACATCATCCTAGTCATGATTTCTGGCCTGTTCCACCCGCAGAACTTGTAGCAGCATGTTGTAATGCTGAGATGCAAGATGACCCTACTACATATCCATGTAGAGGAAGACCATTTGGTGTTTATGGTACGCCTGGCGCACCTTGTATTCTATTATCGCAATGGTGGACTAATTGGCTTGTAAGATTGAACGACTTAAAAGAACAATATGTCGATAGGGCAAATCCTGCACTTTTAAATAGAAGATCAAAGTTAGTTCCCGCTTGGATTGTCGATGAGGGATATGTTCCATATGTACCGGCTGATCCAACTATTCCTCTAGAGGATCTTGAGCGAAAATACAATTTGTGTAGAGCCTCACGAGGACCACTTATAGATTGTTTTGAGAGTTATCCAAATGATCCTGATCGGCCATATCGTCAGCCCGATGTTGGCGATCCAGAATTAGTTCCACTTACACCTCATTGGTGGGATTTTTGGAATGGGAGAATACGAGAATATAATAGAAGAATAAGAGAAGGTAATCCGTGTCCTTACCCTCTTGAATTGCCAGTCTTGAACTATGTGTGGTTTGCTAGAATGACAACCATAATTTCTCGGTTTTGCACCAGTCCTGAGTTTGCGGCTGGGCGTGGACCCTCGCCTTGTGGATTTATGATACAATGTCCTAGTGGATTAATGACTTTTTCTCCTCATGGATTTAGACCCGATGGAGTGTCACCACTAACACCAAATGGATGGGGATTAGATGGCATTCCACAGCCAGAGGAATTCTGGAAACCTTGGAGGTATTATCCTGCAAATCAAAATGGTTGTTTCTTGTGGGTTCAACCGACTCTGACTAATTGCAATACGCTTCCAAATGGCGACTGTCTGTGCCTTAATCCTGAAAATAATGTTTATAGTGTAGTTCCAAAAGACTTTTGTGGCGGCGCACAACCACAATTAAATCCACAATGAGAAAGAGTAATTATGTTGAATTCGAACGATAAAATTTCAGAGGAATTGAATATTGCACCTGAATATAGAGAAGAAGTCAATGGATCTGATTCAAGGCAGATAGAAATATCAGGTAAAACTTACAAACCAAATGAAGCCGATGACGATTACAATGAAGTCAGAAGAAATCTGAAGGTTGTGATTGAGCAATCCAATAGTGCTATACAGGGGATTCTTGAATTGGCTGAGGACAGTCAGCAACCTAGAGCATATGAAGTTGTTGCACAATTAATTGGACAGACTCTAGAGGCAAATACACGACTCATCGACTTGCATCGTCGCATGAGAGATATAAAGAAAGAAGACGGCCCATTAAAAGCAACAAATGTGACTAATAACAGTATTTTTGTTGGCAGCACGGCAGAGTTGCAGAAAATGATAAAGGCTCAACAAAAACAGATAATTGATGTGTCCCCAATTCAAGAATCCAAATAATGCGTAAAACTGATGAAACATATCTTGGCAATCCGTTACTTAAAGCCGGAAATATCAAGATTGAATTTACCAAAGATCAACTAGAGGAGTATATCAAATGCTCCCAAGATCCTGTTTACTTCATGGAAAATCACATGAAGATTGTTACCTTGGATCAAGGTTTAGTGACCATTACCTTATATGAATTTCAAAAAGAGATAGTAAGATCGGTTCACAACAATAGATTCACTATTTGCAAGATTCCTCGCCAATCAGGTAAAACAACCTGTCTAATTGGTGAGATTGTTCATCAAGTTTTGTTCAATCCATCATACAAAGTAGCCATACTTGCAAACAAATTGAAAACCGCTACAGAAATCATGGACAGAGTTAAACTTGTTTATGAAAATCTTCCAAAGTGGATGCAGCAAGGGGTAATTGAGTGGAACAAAACCAGTATTACACTTGAAAATGGGTCTAAAGTGGTCTGTTCATCTACATCATCAAGTGCTGTTCGTGGTTCTTCATATAACTTTTTACTTTTAGATGAATTTGCATTCGTTCCTGAGGAGATAGCAGAGGATTTCTTTGCATCTGTTTATCCGACTATTACGGCAGGACAGACAACGAAAACCGTAATAGTTAGTACTCCTAATGGATTGAACATGTTTTATAAGTTGTGGCAAAACGCTAAAGACGGAAAATCAAACTTTAAACCTGTAGAGGCGTTTTGGTGGCAAATTCCTGGTCGAGATGAAAAATTTAAAGCAGAGACAATCAGAAATACATCTGAAAGAAATTGGGCAAGTGAATATGAATGTGAGTTCCTCGGTTCACAAAATACTCTTATCAAAACATCTAAATTGGCATCGTTAACATTCTGTGAGCCTATTTTTAGTTCAAGTGATGGCCTTTGCGTATACGAATCTCCTAAAGAAAACCACATTTACTCAATTACGGTGGACACAAGTAGATCTGTAGGGCAGGATTATAATGCATTTGTGGTAATTGATGTGACTAATTTTCCATATAAAGTGGTTGCAAAGTATAAAAACAATCATATACCCTCTGAAATCTACCCAAATGTTATCCTATCTGTAGGAAATAAATACAACGAAGCGATGGTTCTTGTTGAAATTAATGACATCGGACAGCGGGTTGCTGACTTACTTAAGGAAGAATTAGAATATGACAACCTTCTTGAAGTAGTGATTCAAAATAAAAAATCACAAAGACTTGCAACTGCTTACGGTGGAATGAAGGCTTATCCCGGATTAAGAACAAGTACACAGACAAAAAAATTGGGATGTAATGCTTTAAAAGAGTTGATAGAAGGCGATAAGTTAATACTAAACGATTTTGATATAATATCAGAACTGAGTACATTTATTGCTAAAGGCCAATCATTCGAAGCAAGTTCGGGATATCACGACGATTTGGTGTCCTGTCTTGTGATGTTCGGTTGGATGACAACGCAACCATATTTTCAAGATATTAGCAATTTAGATGTCAGAAAGAAAATTTACGAGGAAAAGATTAAAAAACTTGAAGAAGAACTAATACCCTTTGGGTTTATAGATTCTGGTCTTCAGGATGATTATGAAAAGTCATCTTCCGAACTAGGAAGAGAGACATCGATTAGTTCAGATAATGAGGCAAAATCTAGTAATTGGGCAGCAGACAAAGACGAGATTTTTTGAAACACTAAATACCAACGACTAACTAAAGTCAAGTAAACAGGAGACTATTCAGATGGCATTTCAACTTTCTCCAGGCGTGAGTGTAACGGAGCGGGATCTAACGACCATTGTTCCAGCCGTTGCAACTACAAATGCAGCATTTGCGGGTATTTTTTCGTGGGGACCGATTGACCAAAGAGTCCTAATCGACAGCGAAAATAATTTAGTAAGACTCTTCGGTCTTCCTAACAACAATAATTATCCTTATTGGTTCTCGGCAGCAAACTTCTTGCAGTACGGAAATAATTTGCAAGTAGTTCGTTGCGTCAAAGAACAAACTTTGGCAAAGAATGCAGTTCCAGGAAATAAAACTGCTGCTTTGATTAAGAACGAAAACTTCTTGGGAAATGCTGACTGCGATACACATGGCGCATTTATTGCCAAGTACGCTGGTGCATTGGGTAATTCAATCGAAGTTCAGATTTGTGGTAGTAAAAACCCAACAACTGAATTCAACACTTGGATTTATGCCGATGAATTTGATCAGCAGCCAAGAACGAGTGGATATTCAGAGACCCTTGGCGGTACTGCTGATGAATTCCATTTAGTGGTTATCGACAAAACAGGTTTGTGGTCAGGCGCAACCGGAACTGTTCTTGAGAGATTCTCAAACCTGTCTCTATCGGAAGATGCACAAGATTTCAATGGTATCTCTAGGTACTATAGATCAAGAATAAATGAAGATTCTCGTTATCTGTGGTGTCCTAACACACCGGCAGGAGTGACATCTATTGAAGAGGGTGCGGATTCGGCTACTCCGTTTAATACATTTGTATTCAATGGTGCCACTGCTTCTAACAATGTTTCATTTGGTGTCGCTAAGTATATTTTGGGTGGTGGTGTGGATGAAACATATCCTACAACTGCACAAGAGTTCAAAGATATTGCACTTGGGGGAACAGGAGCAGGATATAAGGCGTTCTCGGATCCTGAACAAGTTGATGTTAACCTCTTAATTGGTGGACCAGAATATTCGCCATCAAACACAACTATTACTGATACCGTTGCAGCATCACTCAAAGATATCGCAGAAACTCGTAAAGACTGTGTAGTTTTCTGCTCCGCACCAATATCGAATCCTTATAGAACCGAAGACGATAAGTTGTCAATTGCAAAGAATTATCGTAACAATATCGGCTCTTCTTCGTATGTCTTCATCGATAGCGGATATAAGTACATGTATGATATTTACAACGATAAGTATCGTTTTGTTCCTTTGTGTGGCGATATTGCAGGACTTTGCGCTCGTTCCGACACAAACACGGATCCGTGGTATAGTCCTGCCGGATTCAACCGTGGCGGCATTAAGGGAGTTGTAAAGTTGTCGTTCAACCCAACACAAACATTCCGTGATGAGTTGTACAAGAATAACATCAATCCAGTAGTCACCTTTCCTGGTGAAGGAACAGTTCTGTACGGCGATAAGACTGCTCAGGCTAAACCTTCTGCATTCGATAGAATCAATGTCCGTCGTTTGTTCATCGTTCTTGAGAAGGCTATCGCAACTGCATCGAAGTACAGTCTGTTTGAATTCAATGATTCTTTCACCCGGGCACAGTTTCGTTCACTAGTTGAACCTTTCCTGCGGGATGTTCAGTCTCGTCGGGGTGTCATCGATTTCAAAGTGGTCTGTGATGAAAAGAACAACACACCCGAAGTCATTGACAGTAATAGATTTGTTGCTGACATTTACATTAAGCCTGCTCGTAGCATCAATTTCATTCAACTGAATTTTATCGCCACAAGAACAGGCATTTCGTTCAGCGAGGTCGGGGCGTAAGATAAATAATCAAGGAGCAAACGAAAATGTCACAATTCAGTATTGACGCATTTAGAGCAAATTTGGTAAACGGTATTGCCCGTAACAATCTTTTTCTTGTTCAGGGAAATTTCCCTAACGCAGGTCTTGGTGCTGTGAATTTTGCAGCAGGGGCTGCTGGCGCATTTTTTGGTCAGGCAGTAGCCGGTGCAATTAATAATGTTTCAGCGGCGATTGGTGCAGGAAGTTCGAATAATCAGGTTTCATATCTTGCAAAAGCGGCATCTATCCCACAGGCAGTGCAAAATATTGGACTAGCAAATTATATGGGCCGTCAATATAAGTATCCTGCCGATAGAACTTTCAATGAATGGAATCTTACGGTTTATAATGATGGTGCTTACACACTAAGAAAAGCGTTCGAACAGTGGTTAAATTCAATTAATACATACAAGACAAATATCGGTCCTAACGCCATGAATGGTGTCATGACAGATTGGTATGTCTCTCCACTTACCCGTGAGGGAACTATAATTACAACATATAAATTTGTTGGATGCTGGCCTTCCACAATCGGTGAAATTCAACTTGATATGGCACCTACAACTGAACCATCATCGTTCCAAGTAACGATGTCATATCAGTATTATGAGATCGCCAACATCACTACTTGATAGAGATATATCTCGGATACCGCCTCAGATTTTAAAGGAGAGGTAATTATTATGGCAGAACTATTTGGTTTTAAATTAGAGCGGTCCAAGAAGCAGAAAGAAAATTTCAAAGCACTAAAATCGTTCGTAGTACCAACTTCGGACGATGGTGCTATTCCTGTAGAAGCCGGTGGGTTTTACGGTCAGTATGTTGATCTTGATGGTACAGTAAGAAATGACTTTGAGTTAGTCATGAAGTACCGTGAAATGGCTATGGATCCAATTACAGAAATTGCAGTTGATGATATCGTCAATGAAGCGATTGTTCTTGGTGAAAAGAAAAGTCCTGTAAAGATTATTTTGGATCGATTGAAACAACCGGACAGTATCAAAGAAAAGATACACGATGAGTTTCGTAATATTCTTAGAGTTTTGCAGTTTGAAACAAAAGGTGCAGATATTTTTCGAAGATGGTATGTAGATAGTAGAATCTATTTTCACATCATCGTAGATGAAGAAAATCCGCAAAAAGGAATTTTAGAGTGCCGTTATGTTGATCCTATGAATATCACGAAGATTCGTGAATTCAAAAAGGAAACCTTGAAGGATGGAACAAAAGTCATTGCCGGATACCATGACTTTTACATTTACAATAAAGACAACCCTCGCCAAGGTGGAAATGTAAGTGGAACTAAGATCAGTGACGATGCTATCGCATTCTGCTCATCGGGATTGATGGATTCCCGTTACAAAAGAATAGTCGGATTTCTTCATAAAGCAATTAAGCCACTCAATCAATTGAGAATGCTTGAGGACGCTGTTGTAATTTATCGAATCAGCCGTGCTCCTGAAAGAAGAATTTTCTACATCGATGTTGGTAATCTTCCGAAAACTAAAGCCGAAGCATATGTAAAAGGACTGATGAATCAGTATCGTAACCGTTTGGTTTATGATGCGAATAGTGGTGAAGTTCGTGATGATCGTAAGTTTATGAGCATGCTTGAGGATTATTGGTTGCCCCGTCGTGAAGGTAGCAAGGGTACTGAAATCACCACCTTACAAGGAGGAGCAAACCTTGGTGAATTGACAGATGTGGTGTATTTCCAAAAGAAACTTTATCGTGCTTTGTCAGTTCCAGTAAGCAGATTGGAGCAAGATAAACAATTTATGCTTGGACGAACCACAGAAATTACCCGTGATGAAGTTCGATTCACCAAATTCATTCATAGACTTCGAACTAGATTCAGCGAGTTGTTTTTCGATTTACTTAAGAAACAACTCGTTCTTAAGAATATTATCACTCAAGATGATTGGCCTGACATGCGAGAATCTGTATATTTTGATTTTGTTAAAGATAATCTATTTACTGAATTAAAGAATAGTGAGGTTCGTAAGAATCAAATAGATGAATTAGGAAATATTAAACCATACATAGGTAAGTACTATTCTCATGAATGGGTGCGGAAAAATGTTCTGACTCAATCAGAAGCAGATATTCGGGATATGGATCGGCAAATCGAAAAGGAACGCAACGCAGGCAAGATCGAACCCGATACATCACAGTTCGGTCTTGCGTAAAGGGAAAATATGGACGAACAGACGGAAGACATTCTCAATTCGGTAATCGAAACTCTTATGAAAAAAGAGGTGGGGAAATTTCGCAGCATGATTCAGAAAGAGTTAGAATCTAAGGTTTACTTCAAAATTGAGGAACTAAAGAAGTTTTTGTCCTCAAATATCACAGATCAACCGAGTACCGTGAGTGAAGTTCCGATGTCGCCGTCTGCACCTGTAGCAACAACACCCACAAATGATATGGACACAATGGGCACAGGTTCACCGAAGCCAACCAAACCCATCCCGCCTAAAAAAATCAAGTTGATTCCAACTACGGCAGGACAAAACAAAGACGATGTAACATTAGATCCAAACTTTGAAAAAGAGTTCTATCTAAGTTCATATACTTACAGGGGACAGAGAGTTATTATCAAACAAGTCGGGACGGGATTCGGTAAACCTGTTCGCATTTATATTAACGATAGAAGATGGGAGTTTTTTCCTGGTCCTAAAAGTGCTACGAAGGCAACTAAAGAATACATCGATCAGTTGATGAAAGATGCGAAGAATGATGATGTTCTTGCGATAAACATGACAAAGAAAGTTGAAGCAGATAAGAGGGCAGGATTTGCAGAACCTCCTCCAGAAGTCCAAACTTCAGTTAGCAAATCGAGCACATCTTCTAAAACCATCGATGGTGATCCACCAAAATCTAAAAAATCAAAGAAATAAGAGAATTACCCATGAATGACGAAAAAAACATCAATCAAGAGAAAATTGACGGCAGAACAAAAATGTATAGAGATACTGTCTCTCGTCTTGAACACAATAGAAGACTGCGTGAGGAGCGCAAAAGATCCATGACTACGAAAAATGAGAACATAGTTGCAAACGCAATGAAGATGGTTGAGATGTATCGAAAGTTGCGTGAAGAGAAGAAGAAAACCATCATGGGAGCAAAGAAGGAATCTGTTCAATCTGAACCAATCAAAGACGATAAGAAGTTGACCAGAGGACAGATGGTGGATGCAATTGGAATGAATAGCAATGGTAAGTTTGAAGTTAATGAAGAAGAACTCTCATCCAAGCAGAAAGCATATCGTGCTTTCTTTGAGAAAGCACTTAAGAAGTTTGGTAAAAAGTCTCCTGCTGATATGGATGATGGTGAGAAGAAGAAGTTCTTCAACTATGTTAAATTGAATTGGAAGGGATAATGCCTACTCTTAAGGTAAAATTTAAAGGTCCAAAAACAGCCAAAGAATTCCAAAAGAACTTTGGTATTGTTGGTTTAGACGCATCGATAAAAATCGATGGATCTTCTGCAACTATCACTACCAAAGATAAGAAGGCACACGATTTCGTAAAACAAATGGTCTTAGATTTGAAAGCAGATGTAAAGATGGAATCTGCTATGAAAAAATTCGTCAATGCAATAGTTGAGTCTGTCGAGACTAAAAACAATGTGGATCTAGTTTTATTAGATAAATCTATCGTTTCAGTAAATCCAATCTGTGCAGAGAAATTCATCTCTTTTCATGACGGAATCGTTGACGGAGATGCGGGAAACATTCTTCTTAGTCTTGCAGTGGAAAGTCAAGATTCATTCAATAGGACCATGCAATTTGTTCTCAAAGAACAGGAATAACCAATGGCAATAGTTAAACAAGATTTAGTCAAGACGCAAAAGAGGTATGTGACCAAAGTAGATTTCTCATCAGAAACTGCTATGTACGAACTTGGCGTTACGGGTTCGGCATTTGATGGTATTGGGGGTATTACCGGCGAAAGATTTGTTGCAGGAATTACAAACAACACAGCAGCATTGTCGAGAATCACATGGACACTAAGTACAGGCGGATTGAATCTCACATGGGCTGGTGCGCCCGGTGCTACTGCCATGAGACTATATGGAACAAACGGTGAAATGAATCTAGAAAGAACCACTTTAAAGAATAACGCAACTGCACCGACAGGAATTTTGAATATAACTCCAACAGGCACATTAAGTGGAACTGTTTTACTGGAATTTGTTCATGCATCAGGATCAGTAACACCTCCTGGCTACCTCGGACTATAAGGAAATCACATGAAACTAATCACAGAAGTAAACGAAGGCATTGAGATCATTTGCGAAGCATCCGCAAATGGAGACAAAAAGTACACGATTGAGGGAACTTTCCTTCAGGGAGATATCACTAATCGAAATAAGAGGAAGTATCCATTTGAGATGTTAAAGTCTAAGGTGAATGACTACATCAAAGAGTTCGTTAATCAAAAAAGAGCATTCGGTGAACTTGGTCACCCAGAGGGTCCAACTATTAACCTTGAGCGGGTTTCGCATATGATAACCGAACTTCACGCTGACGGTAAAAACTTTTACGGTAAAGCCAAGATTATGGACACCCCTTATGGAAAGATTGTAAAAAATCTAATCGATGAGGGGGCCAAACTCGGCGTTTCAAGCCGTGGCGTTGGTTCAATTGAAGAAAAGAATGGAATAAATGTGGTCAAAGATGATTTCCGTCTTTCAACAGCAGCCGACATTGTTGCAGATCCTTCTGCTCCCGAAGCATTTGTTCGTGGAGTTATGGAAGGTAAAGAGTGGATTTATGAGAATGGGATACTAAAAGAAAGAGAAATTGATCAGATTCGCCGTGAGATCAGTAGAGCATCTTCCAGAAAATTAGAGGAAGCATGCATGCAAGCATTCAAGAAATTTATAACGAAACTTTAACCCTTACTAAATAACTATTACGAAGGAGACAAGACATGTCCGACGCTAATGAAGATATCGAAGAAATCATCGATGAATTGTTCGAAGAAGAATCAACCATCGAAGAAGAAGATTCAAAAACATCGCAGAAAGCCAATCTAACAAAGGTTGGAAAGAAGCCTGTTCCTCCAACAAAGAAAGAAACCATGCACGAAGATGGTGAAGAAGAAGAGGAAGAAGAATTGGCAGCCGAAGAAACTGCCGCTAATGCATCTAATAAAGGTGCAGGAAAAGGTAAGTTGGCTGGCCTCTATAAGGATGGAACTGGTAAGGGTGCTGTTGTTCCCGAGCCTGTTGCAACCGATGCTTCTGATTCGTCAAGCAAGTTGTCGGCAAATGTCAAAGCCAAGAAGTCTATGCGTGAAGACATCGAAACTCACATGGATGCCATGTTTGATGGAGAAGAACTCACCGAAGATTTTAAGACCAAGGCATCAACCATCTTCGAAGCCGCTTTACAGGAGCGGATTGATGTGATTGAATCTGAACTTCAGGAAGAGTATCAGAATCGACTTGTAAGTGAAGTCGATGAAATCAAGAAGGGCTTAACAGAACAACTTGATTCTTATCTCTCATATGTGGTCGAAGAGTGGATGGAAGAAAACCGTCTTGCCGTCGAAAAGGGAATTCGCACCGAAATTGCAGAGGAGTTCATGCAAGGTCTGCGTAACCTGTTCCTGGAACACGACATTTCAGTTCCTGAGACTAAGGTTGATCTTACCGATCAACTTGCAGAAACCGTTGAATCGCTCAAGGCCAAACTTGACGAAGAAATGAACAACAATATTGAACTCAAGAGTCAAATTGCAGTTTATCGTCGTGAACAAATTCTTGACGAAGCAGCATCAGATTTAGCGGATACGCAAAAAGAAAGATTTGCTGTCCTTGCTGAGGGAATCACCTTCGAAACAGAAGATGATCTTCGCAGAAAGGCACAGATCATTAAGGAGTCATACTTCTCTAGCAAGAAGCCTGTTCTCCGTGAGGAAGCACTCGCAACCTCAGATGAAGGAAGCATTGATGAAGTTGCAACTCCAGCGACGGACACGCTATCGGAATCAATGGCTAGTTATGCTCAGACATTGTCACGGCTTAACCGTCGTTGACCAAAAAGATAGATTCGATAAATAAAAACCGTACTAAAAGAGTACTCAATTAAGGAGAAATTACAAATGGATCTAACCATTTCAGAAGCACTTCAAAAGAAGTGGAAGCCAATCTTGGAGCACCCCGAACTACCAGAAATCAAGGATGCTTACAAGAGAGCAGTAACAACCATGCTACTGGAAAACCAGGAGCAACACCTCAGGGAATCGGCCCCGACTAACTTCTCGGCAAACCTAGACGGCCCGACCACATCAAATGTGTCTCGTTGGGATCCGATCCTTATCTCGCTCGTTCGTCGGGCAATGCCGAACCTGATCGCCTATGATATCTGTGGCGTTCAGCCGATGAGTGGACCGACTGGCCTTATCTTCGCCATGCGTAGCCGCTACATCAACCAGACTGGTCCTGAGGCTCTGTATCAAGAAGCAGATACGGGCTTCGGTGGCTCAGGCTCAACGGGTACGACTGCCGATGGTGTCTATGACACTTCGACTTTCGCTGCAAACTCGTCGGGCGTTGATCCGTTCGAAACTGCAAACGGTCCTACGAAGCCAAACGGCAACGCATACGGTGGTCGTGGTTACCCCACGGTCAACGGCGAAGCCCTTGGTGATTCGGCTAACAACCCGTTCCCGCAGATGGCATTCAGCATCGAAAAGACCACGGTCGAAGCAAAGACCCGTGCTCTGAAGGCTGAGTACACGATGGAACTCGCACAAGACTTGAAGGCAATCCACGGTCTCGACGCTGAAACCGAACTTGCCAACATTCTGTCGAGCGAAATCCTCGCTGAAATCAACCGTGAAGTTGTTCGCACTCTGTATCAAACCGCTAAGTTGGGTGCCCGTTCGGGAACCACTCAAACCGCTGGTGTGTTTGACTTGAATGTTGACTCAAACGGTCGTTGGAGCGTTGAAAAGTTCAAGGGTCTGCTGTATCAGATTGAGCGTGAATGCAACATGATTGCTAAGGAAACTCGTCGTGGCAAGGGCAACTTCGTCCTTTGCTCGGCAGATGTTGCCTCGGCACTCAGCATGGCAGGCATCCTCGACTATGCACCGGCTCTCTCAACGAACCTGAATGTGGATGACACGGGCAACACCTTCGCTGGTGTGCTGAACGGTCGCCTCCGTGTGTACATCGATCCCTATGCATCGATGACAACTGCCCATGACTTCTTCATGGTTGGTTATAAGGGATCGTCGGCATATGACGCAGGTATGTTCTACTGCCCGTATGTTCCTCTGCAAATGGTCCGTGCTGTCGGTGAGCAGTCATTCCAACCGAAGATCGGCTTCAAGACCCGTTACGGTCTGGTGAACAACCCGTTCGCCACGATCTCGGGTGGAGTATCGGTTACGGATCCGACTGCCGCAGGAGCAAAGCGGTCTAACTGCTACTACCGTATCGTGAAGGTCACGAACCTGTTCTGATCGGTTAAGGTCACCCTGTTTCACAGGGAATTTCGCTAGGGGCTGTGAGGAGAAATCTTCACAGCCCTTTTCATTTGATTCTAAATACTTAAAATGACACCCTATGATTACAAGAAAAAAATTGTTCCCGAACTCATTCTTGATGGTTCTGTTGATTCAAGAAGAATTCCATTAAATACAAATTTTGCATACGCCACCAATTTTCATTTAACAATTCCAAGAGTCAGTGAGGCAGTTTATTTTTGCACTGAGGTTGTGTTTCCTGATTTTTCGTGTGATGCTATCAGACTTCCCGCAAGATTTGCACCGACTCTTAAATTTTATGGGAACAAAGTCACACACGGAGATATGACTGTTAAATTCATAGTTAATGAAAATTACTCTAATTATAAACAAGCAGAAGACTGGTTTAAAACATCTTTGGTGTGGGAAGATTTTTTCAAAACTGGAGATGATTTTAAACAACTAAGTAATGTTGGTTATTTACTCATACTGTCAAATAAGAAAAATCCAATCGCAAGATTTACACTAAACGGTCTTTTTATTACTAATCTTACTAACATTGAGTATAATAACGGATTAACAGATACTCCTGTTGCTACGGCGACAGCAACATTTCAATTCAGTACATATGATTTGGAAACAATCTGATGTCAATAAACAATTATAGTTTGACCGGAGATTACGAGAGATTTGGAAGATTAAATGGTCAACCGATCAATAAAAATGCTGCTCTCACGACAAATTTTAGATTTTCACTGATCAAAGTTCCGAATGTGACTTATTTTTGCACATCGATAACAACACCGACAAGCAACTCAAATCCGCTGTCATACGATTATATTACCGCAGCACCTTTAAAACTTCCTGGTGCAAAATCATCAACAGACATGTCTATAAGATTCATCATATCAGAAGACTTTAAAAACTACATGGAAATGGTCAAGTGGATTAGATCTGGAAGCCCATACAGAGATTTTCAAGAAATTAAACCTGAGAACGAACTTGGATTAGGGGATGGGCAAATACTGTTACTGAACAACTCCAAGGTTCCATTGCAGATGATCACATTTAGAAATTTGATTCCAACTGTTTTATCTGGTTTTACACTATCAAATAGTGATGCAGATCCCCCTGTGCTTACTGCAACAGTGTCATTCGTCTACGACACATTTACCGTTCAAACCCTTTAAGGCTTTGGTTTTCTTGGATTTTTAGCAGATCCCTTTAATCTACCATCATTTGCTCTTATAGATTTCTTCGGTTTTTGCGGTTTAATTATCGTCTGTCTTCTCGGCATTTGAAACTTTCGGTAAGAATTCATCCAATGAATTGACGATTTTTATGTTGTTTGCGACAATATTTTTAGCATTGTCCAAGATGTCATTTGGACAATTTTCAATTCGTCCTAACTTTTTCATAGTCTTGACGAGTTCTAGAGTATTCTTTTCATAGAATTGCTTCATTGATAATATTTTTTCCTCTCTCTCCTTGATTGGTAGTGATCTAAACCACTCAAATAATTGTAACAAGGATTTATCATCCATTCTTTTTTTCTCCGAATAAATGAAGCGTTAGAATGCCCTCTCTATGCTCCAAACTGACTAGGACTTTATCCCATCCTTGAGACTTTGCAAGATCTACTTCTATCTTGCATATCCTGTAAAAGACTTCAGGAACAAACTCACGGCCTAACTTGTATGTTGCCGTTCTAATGTGCTTTCTATTTGGGGAGTTTGTTTCTGACATGATAGTGTTTATACAACAGACAATCAACTATAACTTTAAAAGTTCCAATACTTTCTTTTCTGCAATGCAAGAATTAAGATTCATAAATATTTAAGTGGTATTGATTCTTTACGGAAAGGTTATGTATGTTCGCACCTGAACTCATATCATTGATCGCCGGATCTGCTGTCGGGTTTATCTTTCGATATATGGCCCAACGGGCACAAGATCAGAAAGAAATGTTTGTTCGACTTATGGATGCCAATAAGAGAACAACAGAAAACCAAGATAAAGCGGCGGAAAGAGTTCCTATTGATGTGGGCAAGGGAGTCAGACAGTTGATTGTTTTGTCTGTACTGTTTGGAACTTTACTGGCACCATTTATTCTTCCGTTCTTCGGTGTCCCAACATTTGTAGAAGTAGACACAACTACATCAGAAAAACTTTTCGGTCTTATCCCATCTTCAGCGAAAAAGTATTTTGTTGAGGTGAATGGATTTGTATATGCATCTGAGACTAGACAAATTCTAGTCAGTATTGTTGGGTTCTACTTTGGATCTGCTGCTGCGGCGAATAAAAATTAAGGAAATAAAAACATGAACATCAAACTACTATCGTTTTTCGCCCTTCTTCTGCTCGGCTCATGCTGCACAGCACCTGAAATCATTCCCTCTGTTTCACAAGATTCTGTAATCATGATGAGTTTAAAGGAACAGATTAAAGACAATAACAAAATTGAAACTGGATGGGGATGGATTGCTTGGTATTTTCCGGTACTTCTTTTAGTAGGTGCTTGGACTTGGAGAGAATTGATTAAGAAACCATTCGTGTGTGAGACATGCGAATTTGAGAGAACTAAAGCAGCGAATGCTTTTAGAAAACTCAAATCCAATGAAGAAAAGGCCAAGGCTGAATCAGCCAAGGCCGATAAGGATTCTGACGAAAAGAAGGATCAGGAAAAGACAGAAACTACTCAAACAAGTTCTATCACTAATTGAACTTGAGGGTGGCGTATCCCTGACGGATGAGTTCTTTCCACATCATTCGGGCATAGGTCTTGGACATCGTAGCGTAGTAGTTCCAAACGCCACTGGTCTTATTCCCACGCCAAACGAAGACGGAAACCAATTCATTGTTGTCATCAGACGGAGAAATACGAATTCGCTTCTTACCGTCAGGGGAAACGAGTCCTGAGTCTTGTGGAGTCAAACGAGGATTAGGGGAAGTTCCGTTCACGGTTCAAGTATAACGATTATAAATCCTTTTGTCAAGCCCTATAGGGAATATTTTTGAATCGCAAAGGCGGTCTAGCCGCCTCCTAGAGGCCGTCTGCGGGAACCCACCCGCTGCCCCCTATGGAATCCCCGTCCTCACACAGGGCATCCTGCGCCTCCGTTTGGGACTTCCTGTAACTGTCCATGGCAGTCCTCTTATCAAAGAACGGTCCCATAACTTTACCGCTACTGTGATTCCAAACCCAACCTAGGTGTCTTGCGCTGTAGTAGATAACATCTTGTCCCATGGAAGGATCCATGCACCTCATATGGGAGATTTCAACATGGTCTGAAATGATGTTATTGGCATCATATTCCATGGGAAAGTGCTTGAGTAATCTAATTGCATTCTTTCGTACCGCACTCGGAATTTTCTTAACATAGTCAGGGCGACTAGGGTCACAGAGAGAAAGCAGAAAGTTCCTTGTGTTCACCATGGAAATGTATTGTTCGTATGGAAGTGTCATATGACTATTTTATCCTGCTTTTGATGGAAGTCAAGAGTATAAAAAGAACCCCCTGCACAATTCCGGCTGTGCAGGGGGTCTCGGGATTCTCGCACCACCCCTTTATAATTACGGCTCTTTGCCCCGTAGTGCGAGTACGGAACTGACTGACGGCAGTTGCAACTGCCGATTTTACACCAGAGAGTGAAGTCTAGAATACACTCCCAAGCGTCAGATGCCATCTGACTGAATATCAGTCAACGCTTCGTGCTTAATGGCCTATTTTACTTCGCACGAACGAAGGTGACTAGCCTTGGCGAACCTTGGCAGGGGCGAACCCTTTTCGTCACACCCCTAGTATAGCGTCTTGCCCACCTTTGTCAATACCCTATGTCTAAATTTTTGGAGGTTTGGTTATCGGTCACTTGTCAAATAAAGAAGGCTGTGAAGATTTCTCCTCACAGCCCTGGCCCACTTCTACACTCCTTGTCTGGAGCCTTGGACAAGGTAAAATTTTTGGTCACTCAACAAGAGCAGGCGCAGATCCTTGCATCTGTTTAGTGAGTAATGCCGAATCATATTTATACATGATCTTCGCAAGAAGTTTCATATCCACCTTGGGCTTCCATCCAAGAACTCGTTTTGCCTTCGATGGGTCACCAAGAAGGAAAGGAACTTCATTCGGTCGGAAGTACTTGGGGTCGATGACAACATACTTGTTCC